GCCGCCATTCGCAAAGGCTTCGTCGAGCGAGTCGACATTGGCCGGCCACACCGCGACGTCGCAATCGTGCAGCACCTCGAAGACCGGGCGGCCCTCGCGGATCGTCTCGGACTTCACGTCCTCCATCTCGTCGCCGGGCGCCTCGACCTCGCCGCCGCCGTCGAGCGGCACGCGCGGGCCGTGCGTTTCACGTGAAACAATCTCGCGCTCGACCTCGCACCAGTCGATATAGAGGTTGTAATGCCCCTCGATGTCGCCCATCCGGCACAGGGGTTTCAGCACCTGGGTCTCGAACCGCGCCTCGCGCAGATAGTGTTCGAGGAGGCCGATCAAGGATTGCGGCACCGAGCCGTCGGCCGAGTTGACTTCGAGAAAGCGCCCGGATTGCGGGCACATCTGGTTCGAGAACCGGGTCTCCCGAGCCTTTACCGCGTCGTGGATGATCGGAAAATAGATATTGGCGATGCCGCTGTAATACTGCTTCGAGTTCGAGCGGCAGTTGAAGCAGTCCCAATAATCCTCGATGTCGTCGGCCCGCTCGCGCTGGTCCTCGAAGGCGCGGTGGACGCTGCCGAACAGCTCGTCGAGCCGGTCGCGCAGTTTCTTGGTGCCGCGCCCGGCGAGGAGGTCGCGGTCCCGCGTCGCGAGAACATCGACCTCCTCGTCCGACTCACCGGCCTCACCCCCCGGCTCGGCCGGCAACTCGATCGGCGCGGCGTCAGACATTTCAGTACGCCTCTAACGGCGTATCGGAGGCAAGGTAAAGCGGGTGTTTTGGTGATCCGTCGTCATTCCGCCCAAGGCACCACAGCTTGTGCGGCCGCAACTCAAACATGGCAGCATCGCCGTACCGACGCAGCTTTTTATGAAGCCGGCCGTGACAAACAATTATCGTCGCCGCGCCATCCGCCAAACGCCGGATCACCTTTCGGTTTTCGTCCGAACACGGCTGAACCCCAGGCATGAGCAGCGCCCTCGGCGATGTTGCCCGATAGTCCATGACGTTGACTTTGACATAGCGATCCAAGCCAAGGCGCTTCGTGATCGCCATCTCACGCCGCACAGTCGGATCGTCAACATCCGCCGCGGCGGTGCTCGGGTTCATCCCCACAAACAGCGCGTAGGGTTCGCGTCCGTCGCTGTGTTGACGGAAGCCCCAGTCACGCGACAGCCAGTGGCGGAACCGCCCGCACTCGCTGAAGGCCGCACCGCCGGTCACGCCGGGGATCATCGCCAGTCGCGATTTACCCCCGACGTCATGTAGGAGCGCGGCGTCGGACATCTACTTCTGGTGCGCGCGATCGAACAGGGCGGCAAGGCCGGCCTCGATGCCGGCGAAGTGCATCTGCATGCCGTGCCCGGTCGGCACCTGCACGGCCAGCACCTTGAACGCCGCGACGATCTGCGACAGCACGGCATGGATATGCGCCAGCGGCTCGTCGCTCGGCTCGACCGGCTCCGGCGGCGGGTTGATCGACGGATCGGCCGGCTCGGCGGGATCGATCCGCTCGGCAACCAGGTCCGCCGGCGGCGACTGAGCGGGGATGAAACGCCGCTCGTCCGTAAACTGTTGGGTTTCCATGTCAGGGCGCCGGGGTGGCGACGATGCCGATGCTGGTCAGCGTCTGCGACGGCTGAACCGCATTGACCGTAGCGTCGACGGTGGCGGTGAACGACTGGCCGCCGACCGAGAGGGAAAGCTGGATCGTGTCGCTGCCGGCGGCAAGGCCCGTCGCCTGCGCGGTCATGCCGTCCGCCGCCGGGGTCAGGCTCTCGGCGCTCGGGTCGGTCTGCGCCCAGGACGGCGGCGCGTCCGGGGTCGGGGTCTTCTCCATCGGCTTGCCGTCCTGATCGAGAAACTCGATCGCGAACAGCTCGGTTTTGCCGACATCAAGCGTATAGGCCATGTGGATCACCTCGTTGCGTGGGAGTTCGACGGCAAATGCGCCGTCCGCGCGATACAGAACAAGCACCACACGAACGGGGTGATGGTGCCGGCGGTGATGCCGCCTGTGGTGGAAACGGGTGCCGTGCCGCAATCGTGCCACCAGTGTTAGCGTGGTTCGCCAAACGCTGCGGCAATCGCGCGAGCGATCGTCGCATTCAGCATTGCGGTTCCCTCGTCAGACCAGAGAAACCTGTCAATACCAGATTTGACTTGCCGCACAACAGCGGCCTCAACTTCCGAGGCAATTCGAGCGCGCCAGTCGAAGGTTTCGATTGCCTCCTTTACCGCATCCTGAGCAACCTTGGCGATGTCCTCGGCATGCAGCGCAACGGCGTGATTGACGACCTCGCCCATGCCGCGAAGCTGCATCTGAACAATTGGCATAGCGTCTCGGCTGATCGGATACCTCCCGTCACTCATCATCCCCTCCGTTGCGGCATCGCGCTGGCATAGCGGGCGCCGGTCCGCTCATCAATACGCTGAAATTGCCGGTTGTCATCATCTTCCTGCACTTCGCGACGCGTCGAGATGAGGGCGCAGAAGGTTTCCAGGGCCTCCATCAGCACCTTGTACGGGCCGTCCTCGGGCTGTTCCTGCAACCGGCCGCGCAGCATCGGCCGCGCATACCCGCCGCTGAGCGCCCGCAACGTCCAGCGCGCCGCCGCGCCGACCTCGACCGCCGGCAGCCCGTGCACGCTGCACGAGAAGGCGTCCCTTATATAGATGGAGCCCGCCGTCTCGGCGCCGCCGGCCCGGACCTCGGCCGGCAGATGCCGGATCGCCTGCATCAGCCCGACATTGGTATAGCGGTCGCTATGCCGGGGCGCCACGACCCAGCCCGGCGTCTCGCGGCGCAGCAGCATCCGGTCGGGCGCGACCGCCTTCAGCGCCGCTTCCCATTCGCGCCCGGCGCCGACCGGGCGGTAGCGCGCCGCATCGGCCGCCAGGACCGCGGCCACCGCAATATCGGCGCAGCGCTCGGAGGGCGGGCCTTCGAATACCCAATCGGCAAGTATTCGAAGGACGCCCTCGTGGTGGCTGACCAGCAGCGCTGCCGTCATCGCACCCGTCGCGTTGGCCGCGAGGCTCAATTTGTGGCCGGGCGCGACCATCGGCTGCTCGACGATATGCCCCTCGGTGAAGCCGTCATAGACGAGCTGGCCGGGGCGCGTCGTCTGCGCGTAGGCCAAGGCGTTCGCCGTGTCGCGGATGCCGTGCGGGAACGACAGCAGCTGCGCTTCGAGGGCCGGCTGCGGCTGCGCGAAGATGACCTCGCCGGCGGCGAACAGCGGCTGCAGCCCCTCGATGAAGCGGAGCTGGCCGCCGCCGCGCGTGCCCGAGATCGCCGCGACCCCTTTGACCGGGATCGTCACGCCGCGCCGCGTCTGCTCCTGCCGGATCGGCTGCATCAGCCATTGCACGAGCCCGTCCGTCTCGGCAAAGACCCAGACCGGATCGAAGCGCTCGGCGATGTCGAAGATGAGGGCCACGATGTCGTCGGGAGCGATGAACTCGGCCCCCGACGCCCAGACGATGAGGCGGTTCCTGACCCAGGACCAGACCGCCCAGCCGGTCGATGCGGCCTTGCCGTGCGTCGTCCGCGCCGGGTCGACAAAGGCATAGACCGCCTCGTAGGTGCGCTCGCGCGGCTCCTGGCGGAACATCGAGCGGTCGAAGCGGCGGTCGGACGCGCTGACGGCCTCGCACATGTATTCCTGCGCAAAGAGCGAGAGGTCGCCTCTATATAGCGTGCGGATCTGGTCGATCTGCGGCAGGTCGAACTTGGCCGGCCACGTCGCGATGCGCTCGCCGTCGTCGCCGATGGTCTCGATCGGGAATTTGACGGTCATCATCCCCTCGTTCTCCAGGCGTTCCGGCAGGCTGTTCTTGCCGCGCCGGGTGCCGAGGAAGCGGCCCCAGGTGCGCAGCACGTCGTCGCAGCTCGGCAGGAACGTCTGCATCAGCCAGCGCCAGGTCTCGTTGCGCTCGGCGTCGGTGCGCTTTTCCTCGGGGTCTTCCACGTCGTCAACGAGGAACGCATCGGGCCGCCAGGCCAGATACTTCATGCCGGTCATCGACTGGTCGCGACCGAGGGCCTGGATGCAGACCCCATTCGAGAGGACGATTTTCGAGGCGCTGTCGGTCGTCAGCTTGACGCCGAACAGGCCGCCCTCCTCGACCGGCACGCTGAAATACGGGTTGATCCTGATCTCGTTCTGGATCGCCGCGATGCGGTCGCAGGCCCGCGGCAGCGATGGGCCGACGATCACCATGTTGTGATACTCGCGGAACACCGCTTTTAAGAGCGCGGTTTCTTCGAGGTACGTCGTCTTGCCAAAGCGGCGGAACCCCTCGACCGAGAGGCGGGCCAGCGGGCGGTTGATCGCGGCTACGAGTTCCTTGTGCGCCGGCGCCGATTCGTCGGGATGGCGGTGGGCGAACAGGTGGCGGTGGGCGAACCAGCGGTCGGCGTGCAGCTCGCGCAGCAGCCGCAGGTGCCCCTCATCGCTCACGCCGCTTAATCTTTTTTCTGAGCGATGTAGGATTCGTGTGCTTCAATCGCCCGATCCAGTCGGCGTCCTGCGGCTGGCACTAGCATCGCGTCAATCGCTGCCGTTGTGGGTCGGGCGCTCGTCATCAGGTCGCGCCACTCTTTTGTGGCCTGCATCACGACAAGCAGTAGCTCGCGCTCATGCAGTAGTCGATTCACGCAACTGACGTGTCTCCACCCGTCATTCCCCAGCCGCACCGGCCACCGACTAGGGTTTCCGGCGATGCTGACCGTGCGTTCGCCACAGATCACACAGGTTCCGTCGTGTTCGCCATCTTCAAACATGACCGTTAATGATCTTTCTGCGCCGGCTCGTCGCTGGTCGGGCGGTGGAATTTCAGCTCGTATGGCCGGAAATCGGCCTTCAGCACCGGGCCGCGCTCGGGCCAGGGCGGGCTCCAGCGGCCGGCGCCGATGGGCTTGCCGCAGATTTCGCAGCGCGGCTCGACCTCTGCGATGGTCTTGTCCTGGCGCGGGAACATCAGGATGGGTCGCCCGCCTTGGTGATCCGGCGCTGGAGGATCGCGGCGCCGGCAATCATGCTGTGCGATTCGGCGTTCCCGGTCCATGCCGTCACCAGATGGCCCTCGGGAGAGACGGTGGCGTAGAGGATACCGGCAATCCGCCCGTCCCTCGCGTCGGCCATCAGCGATTCGAGAGTGTCGACGACATCCCGGTTGACCTGCGGCAGCGGGATCGCCACGCCGCGCAGCGAGACGACGTTGATCTTCTTGCGGCCCCGCCCGGCCATCACAGCTTCGAGCGGCCGAGGAGGGCGCGCGATTCGGCGGCGAGGTTTCGGGCGACCCACTCGGCGGTCGAGAGGTCGGCGGCAAACCTGTTCGGGTCGACGCACACCCGGTCGACGCCGGCGGCCAGGACCGAGGCTGCGAGCGGGCCTGCCGGGACCGCCGCCAGGGCGAGGCCGGAGACCGTCTTGAACAGGCCGGAGGCGGTGCAGGCCTGGACGATGCGCTGGACCGCCGCCGGGTCGGCCGGCTGCGGCTGGACGCCGGAACAGGCCGACAGCGCAAGAAAAGCGGCGGTCGCGGCGGGCCGGAAGGTCATGGCATTCCCCTGGATTGTCCCGGCCACGCCGCCCCAAGCTCGGCAGCCAGGAGAAGAAACCGCCTGCTAACAGCAGGCCGGGACACACCCCTCCTACGCCGAACGGCCGGAAGGGGCAACCAAAACGAGAGACGGCCCCGCCGGGGATGATAGCGGGGCCGTTCCGCGAAGGCTTGACGGCGGGAAACATCCGTCATAGCGTTGTTCCCTCAAACGGCGTTGTCGCGCCTCGGGAGACAGCATGTCACATACAAGCGCCGATCGTGAAAATCAAGTCCCTCGCGAGGCGATGATCGCCGCACTGGAGAATTTGCAGACGGCGCACGTCTCGCTGGCCTGCCCGGATTGCGCCGAGGACGCATGGGATTTCGTCGTCGAGCACCTGAGCGCGATGGGGTATCGGATCGTGCCGCTGGAGCCGACGCCGGCGATGTGGGCCGCCGTCAACGCGGTTGAGCGCGGGCACGTCTCGAAGCTATGCTCCGCCGAGGGGTGGCGGGCGATGCTGGAGGAGGCGGGGCGATGATGGCGATGCGCTGGTTCCGGCTGGCCCTCGGCGTCGAGGTCTGGGTCGTCGCGATGATGGTCGGGCTGCCGTGAGCGGCGATTAAGCTACCTAAGCCGCCTGCCGCTCGGTCAGCGCTACCTTCAAGGTCCGCGCCGAACCTTTCCACAGCAGCCGCGGGCTGATCCGGTAATACCCCCGGCTCGATTCCGGCGCCTCGATCATCCCGCAGGTAATGAGCGAGCGAATCGCCTTTGAGACCGCGCTCTGATCCATCTCCAGATGCGCCGCCAAATCCTTCTGCCCAGCCCTCACCCGGTTCTCGTAGTCACAGGACCGCGCCATCGCCACCAGCACGCGAACCGCCTGCATGCCAAGCGAGCGGTCTGCCAGCCGCCTGTCCAATTCATCCAATCCTGCGATCGAGAGCAGCATAAAACCCTTCTCAAGCATATACGGGTGCGCCGGCCGAGGGCGCTTCCCCATCATTACAACCGCACTAACCCGTTGCGGCTCCACAAATTCCCGCTTCATTTTGCCCCGCCCTCAAGGTATTGCAATGCCTAAAGTACGGTATCTTGACGCCTAACGTGTGTATGTCAACACCTTATGGTGCTCGATAGAACAATGACTTACGCATATGTCTTCTGTTTACGTACGTATATGTAGGTGCTGGAACGCGCCGAGCGAACTGCCAGCACACCGCCTCCCTGCCTATCCAGAACTCGAAAATTCCGCCGCAGTTTCGAGAGGGGATTACAAATCCTCTCCCCCCTCCCCGGGCTCCCCTGAACTCCCCGAACCCGACGGCAGGACCCGTCGATGGCGGGTCGGACCCTAGCCTTAATGAAGCCGGATGCGCGAGCGGTCGGGCGTGGTTCCCGATGCTTTCGAGGCATGGGAACACGATGCCGGTTGAGCATGGGGTGATGTGACGATACAACCGGGGCATGACGCAGTTCTGCGGCGCTCGCAATCGTGGCATCCGAGCGGGGACGCGCTGTCGCTGGCGTCCGGTGCCTGGCAAGCGGCGGTGCTGGCGGCATGGCGGGCGTTTGACGGGTGGTTCGCTGCCGGGGCGGAGCACGGCGCGGGCGTTCGAGCGTTCGCGAGTGCGACTGGCGCTGTTGCACGCCCTGGGTCTGCGCTGGTATGGCGGGCGGGCGCGTAAACCATCGAAGGTGCTGAGCATGGCCGAGCAGGCGAAAGAGGCTATCGGATCGGCGATCGTCGAGTTTGAGGCGGCGTTGCCGCCAGATATTATGACGGTTCCTATCGAGAGCTTGAGCGCGCCGCAAGCCTTGGGCCGCGTCTCGCTGTCGGGTCTCTATCAGCTCGCGCGCATCGTCGAGCAGCCGTTGGACATGGACAACCTGAAGCAGCAGCGGTTGATCGGCGACATGGCGCTGGGGGCAAACAAGCTGTTGAAGTCGCATGCGGAGGGTGAGCGCAACCACGACCTGATTGGCCGGCTGCTGGCGGCGCTGGAGGCGGAGAAAGTGGAGGGGAAATGAAGCACTGGAGCGTCACCGTCACCCGGCACGGCGTGCCGATCCTGACAATAGAAACGGCGATACTGTCCGGCCGCGAGTTGAGCCCGGACGACCAGGAGGCTATCCGAACTGCGGCGCGTCACCTGCTCGCGTTCATCGGAGACCCCGCGCCGCCGGAGAAATAATCCGGGATGCCGCATATTACACGTTGACGGGCAATTCGGGTTATGCGAGGGTGCGCGTGATGGTTGCGGGGATGGCTCGCAACGCCTTCGGTGGAGCCCGACAGATGTACATCATCAGATATCGTCGCATCGGCACGTCAGAGCATGGCTCGCACGGGCGATTTTCGTTCGCGGCTGACGCGGAGCGGATAGCGGTCCGGCTCAATTGCAAGCCTTTCACCCCCTTCTTTTTCTGGGTCGAGCGGGAGGACTGAGCGATGACCGCGCCACGGTTTGCAGCAAGCTACACCGATGCTGCTGCGGCTCTGCCGAGCAATGCCGAGTGGAGTTCATCGTTCGGCAACCCCGGTGAAGGTGGATACGTCGAGTATTGGCGCGAGCCAAATGGCGGCGATGTCTGGACCATCGGCAACGGCGCCTATGATGCATGGCCGCCCTTCGTCTGGCGCGTGGCGACAAATCCGAAGCGACCGGCATGATCGAGGCGTTCATGCGCAGGAGGCATAGGCGATGAACCGGACAACCGTAAAGACGCTTCGGATCCTCGTCGACAACCTCAACGACTACACCGGGCATCCGCGCGAGGCGTGGACGCGAGACAGCGACGGCAACAACCGCTCGGTCGAAGGCTGCTACGTCCTCGATTGCGCCTATGGCGGCTATCGGCTGGCGCAGATCGTCGAGACGGAGCCGATGCTTCCATTTGGTGGGGAGAACTGAGATGACCAAGCAATTCGAGGTCAAGCCGTTCGGCACCTATTCGATGTGCGCCGTCATCAGCGCCGACGACCGGGCAATCGATCTCGCCAAACTCGCGGAGGGGACTGAGTGAATGGCGATGATCCGGTGGTTTTGCGCTGATTGGTGGCGCTATTTGCTCGCTCCACGATATCCGGTTTGGCGGGTGGCGTGGCCCATCGTGCTGTGGTGTCGCCTTCGCGGTCATCCAAAAGGATACGGATGGTTTAACGCAGGGAACGACGGCCCTGATTACCGCTGTCGCGAGTGCGGGGATTGGCTCGGATGATCGCAGAGGTCGGGGAGGCGCTGTGCGGCGAGCATTGGGTCACCGGGCTTGCCGGCGCGCTGCGGGTCAGCCGCCGCACCGTGCAGCGCTGGCACGATGGCTCCGAGGCGGTGCCGGAAGGCGTGTGGCGCGAGCTGTATGAGGCATTGCGGCAGCAGGCGACCGAGAATGCCCGGCTTAGTTACGCCGTGATGCAGCGGCTTTATCCTGACGCATAAATACCTTTCTGAGTAAGGGGGAAATACGAAGATGGCAACCTACCGCGTTCGCCGAGAGGTACTTGACATTATCGATGCCGCGCTAACGGGCAACGCAGAATGACCGAATGGCTGCTGATCGGTATCTATCCGTGGCAGCGCCCGCTTGATGACGGACCCGTGCCGATCAAATATAGGCTCGACCACGAGACGCTCGCCAAATTGGATTACCAAATAGTGCTGGCCCGAGCTGACGCGCACATGCTTCCGACCGAATGGGCGCGGGTCATCATGCCAGAGAACCGGGTTACTTCCGAGCAATGGAGGTTACTCGATTGGTGGCTCGTTCATCGTGTCCTTAAAATGCCTTCTGGGGAGACATCGAAATGACCAGCCGCCTCGCGCTCCACATGGTCGAGGCGCTGCCGCTGCGCTCGGTCTGGGTCGGCAGAAAGCCGCCTCGCAATCGCCCGTCCTTGTGGCGCGGCTGGATGACGATCGCCGTCCTGACGCTCGCCAGCACCGGGCTTGCCGTTGCCGTGTCGAAGATTCTGCGGGCGGCGCTCTAATGGCAAAATGGACCGCAATGGGCAGCGTCAGGCTCGATGGCGTCGTGTTCACGATCACCGCTGACACTGTGGAAGAAGCGCGGGCAAAGGCTCGTGCTGGCGATTATGACGAACACGACGAGATGCCAGCAGAGACGGCGGATTGGACGATCCTGCCGTCTACGGTCGAGGCGGCCGACTGACTTCTATGCCGCCTCAGTCGGAATAGCCGCTCGGCTCGCTGTAATCCCGCGCCGGCACCGGCTCAACTCTTTCAAATACCCCGCGGCGCCACTCGATCTTGAGCGGCGGCGCCTTGGCCCCATAGTTGGCCTTCATCCCTTCGAGGACGAGCCCGAGCGCCTGGTGCTTGTGCACGTAAAGCCGCGAGCGCACCGCCGCCTCCCACTGCACCGTCCCCGATTCGCCGGTGCCGGTCTTGCGCCCCGCCATGCTCGGGTGCTGGGTCAGCAGCACGACGCCGCGGATCGCCTCGGCCAGAGCCAGCATCGCGTCGATATAGGCGATGACTTGCAGCTCGTCGAAGTTCCGGCCGCCGAAGGTGCGTGACACGGTGTCGATGATGACGAGCTGGATCCCGGTGCGCCGGCATCGCAGGATCAGCTTCTCCATCAGCGGCGTCGGCACCATCTTGCGGGTGTAGCGTTCCGGCTCCATCAGGAGGTTTGTCTTGCCGGCGCGCGGGATGATGTCGAGACCGGAGTCCAGCACATCGGCCATGTCCCAGCCGAGCGCCCGGTTGATCCAGCGCTGGCGCAGCCGCACGATGCGCCGGTCGTCCTCGCAGCACAGCATCAGCGCCTTGACCGGCTTTACCGCCAGGCCGAGCCATGGCAGCCCCAGCGTGGCGCAGGTCGCAAGCTGCATCATCAGCGTCGACTTGCCGGCGCCGCCATTCCCGGAGACCAGCCCGACCGTTTCCGATAAAAACGTGTTCTCAACCGCCCAATCGAGCGGTTCCGGCTCGGCCAGCATGTAGTCGTAATCGACGCCCTCCAGCTCGGAGGCGTCGGCAACGAGCTTCGGCGCCCACGGGCGCAATACGGCTTCCGGCATATCCCCATCCCCATGTGCAGCGCGATTCCGGACCTTCCCCAAGGCCCGTGTCAACTCACGTTTTGTCCGCTTGCGTACCCTTTTGATCGATCAGAGAAACGACGGTACGCATCCAAATGCGGGAAGGCCATTTCGGCCCAACACAACTTGCTTTCGCCTTTTCAATCGCGTCATCCTCGCCGTGCGCCTCAACCTCCATCCCAAGACAGACGCCGGTTTTGGCTTTCTTGAATCGGTAATAGACCTCTGCACGCCACCTCATCGTGTTCTCTCCCACTCGGCCATCAATTGCTCGTACTCAGCCGATTCGCGGAACGCCTCGGAGCGGATGTGGGCCAGCGAGCGGGCCAGCAGCCACGCCTCGAACGACGCGCCGGGCGATGCCTGCGGGGCGACGACGATGCCGGGCCCGTCGAGCAGCAGCCGCTCGACCACGGCGGAGCGGGCGAGGTCGACGCAGCGGCGGATGACCCAGAGCGAATAGATCGCCAGCGCCTCGCTCATCGCCTGATCCGCTCGCGCGACAGCCCGATCGTCCAGGCCAGGGTCGGATGCGATACCCACAGCATTTCACACAGCAGCCGCTCGGGGCAGTCGGGATGCGCCAGGTCGAGGGCCGGGTCGATGCGCTCGACCCGCACCCGCTTGCCGTGCAGCCCGTTGCCGGGGAAGTTGACCACCACCGTATCGCCGGGGTTCAGATCGGCCATATCGAGACCGTCACGTTGTCGCCCGTGCCGGCGCGCACGATCCGCAAATCGTCGATCAGGTTGTCGTCGGCGATCACCGACATCTTGACCAGCAGGTCTAAGAGCGGCTTCAGCGCGTTGTCGAGGTCGCGGCGGCGGTTCAGCGGCGCCTCGATCAGCACCCGCACGATGCCGGGCACATTGGGCACGCCCCCGGCCACCTTCAACGCCCATCCGGCGTCATGCAGCCAGCGCTTGTAATCCGATCCCTTGGCCCGCCCGCCGTGCAGTTTGCCTGCCCGGTTTACGAATAGATTGTTGACCGAGGGCGGGATCGGCAGGACGAAGCGGCAGGCCGGTTCGTCAGGCATCGGCCCGCTCGCCCTCGGCGGCGTCGAGCCAGTTCAGTTGTCCGCCGAGACCGAGTGCGGCAAAGCCCTCGCGCAGCGTGTCGAGCAGCTTGTCGCGGTCCTCGACCTCGAGCTGCGATACTCGGTAGACAGCGGCGAAATCGGACAGCTTCATGCCGAGGTCGCCCTTGATGTGCTTCTGCTTGTACTCGTTCAGCTCCTCGCGCAACGCCTTGATTTCGGCCTGCGCGTTGGCGATGTAGCGCACCGCGGCGCGGATCGTGTCGGCGCGGGCCGCCGAGTTGTGCTGTTCGGTCGGCCCGTCGTCGTTCGCCCCGCCGTTCAGATGTTCATACGCCGCGCCCTCGGCATCGCTATTGCGCGGCTTACTGCCCCTTGCCATTACCAGTTCCCTTCCGGTTGTACCGCCGTGGCGGCGTTGGATTTGCCGCGGCCTTGGTCGCGTCCTCGATCAGCGTGGCGATCGGGATCCCGGTATCGGCCGAGACCGTCTCGAGGAAGGACATGTTGAAATAGCGGATCGTGATCCGGTGGCCGACGCCGGCCAGCCGGGCGACGCCATCCTTGTTGATGCCGCGCCGGATCGCATAGGCGCTGTGCGCCTCGCCCCGTGCCGCCAGCCATTTTGCGAACGTCGTCTGCATGCCGCCGTGGTAACGAATTTCACGGTGGCGGTCAAATTGTTTATTGACCGCTGGCGTGCAATATCGTATTTCACGCTGATTGGATTTGGGGAGAACGGGGAATGACCCTCGACGAGATACGGGCCGCCATCATGGCTCGCCATGTGGAATGGGAAGACAAGGAGCGGTTTGCCAAGGGACAGCTCGCGATGATCGAGGCCGAGCTTGAGGCGCACGACCGCGCCGTGGCCGCGATGCCGGCCGTGGAGAACGGGGAGGTGAAGGCTGCGCGAGCGCCGCGCCGCGACATCCCGGCGCTTGTCCGTGAGGCGCTGACCGCCGAGCCGCAGACCGTCGCGCAGATTGCCGAGAAGGCCGGGGTCGCGCCGAGCCGCGCGCTGCCGGCGCTGAAGAAGATAGGGGCGTTCGTCGATGCCTCGCAGCGTTGGAGCGCATCAACATGAACGCGGCCCTTGGCCTATCCGACGACCAGCTCGCGGAGCGCCGGCTGCGGCTGCATGCCGGTGACGCACAAGCGATCATGGCCGGCGACTACCGCAAGGTGTTCCGCCGCATCAAGGGCCTCGACGCCGACGATGACCTGTCGGGCGAGTTCCGCGTGCAGTTGGGCTCATACACAGAACCCATGAATCTCGCGTGGACGATGCGGCAGACCGGCCGACCGATCGAGTATTTTACCAAAAACGACATGATGCAGTCCGCGTGGTTCTACCTCACGGGAGTTCTACCGAACCCGAACGAGCTTGCCGTCCATCCGCGTCACAAATTCATGGCCTGCAATCTCGACGGCATGACCACGACGCCGCAGGGCCACCGCTGCCCGATCGACGCGAAGCATGTCGGTGCGGCCGGTGAGCAGGCGGTGCTGCGCTACACCCCGGCGGGTGTCTGGCAGGCGACCGTGACGGGTTGCGATTGGTGGGCGCTCTCGTTCATCGTCGGCAACAAATGGGTCGGCCCCGATTATCAGGAGGTCGACGTCATGTACCAGGCCGAGATGATCCAGCGCGCGACCGAGTGCTGGGGGTTTATCGAGCGCAACGAGGAGCCGCCCGAGCTGGTTGCGCCGGTGCTGCCGCCCAAGCCGCAGCCGAAGCGCCGGACGATCGACGTGCCGATCAACCCCGACGACCCGGTATTCGGTGCGCTGATGCAGCGCGAGAACTGGCTGTCGGAGATGGTCGAGGCGATGGGGGCCTTCGCGACGACGCACGCCGCCGCCGCCCGCCACGCCATCGCGCGGAAGGACATGGACCGGCTGATGCCGGAGGATGTCGGTTTGGTGACCCGCGGGCGGATCAAGGCAAAGCGCGACGGCCGTGGATTTACCGCATCATTGGAGAAGGGGCCGGGCGATGCTGATGTTTGATGATGACGAGGCCGACTTGGCGCTGATGGCGCTGCGATACACGGCAGACGCGGCCTGCATTCAGTCAGCAAACAACCGGACCGATTCCGGCTGCGACGGCGCGGCGAAGGCTTGTGTCGACGATTTTTGCCTGCCGCGACTGCGCGCGCTGATCGGACGCATTCAGCAACAGCAGAGACACACGGCGAACTGCGATGCCTGAGTACGCCTCTCGGACCAAGGTTCCGGCGACACAGACCCGCATGCAGATCGAGGAGATGATGCGCCGGCGCGGGGCTGACCAGTTCTTTTCTGGCGCCGATGGCGAGCGGGCGCTGCTGGCATTCCGGCTGAGTGGGCGACATCTGCGGTTCGCGTTACCGCTCGGCGATGCGCGGAACGAGCAGCACCGCAAGTCGCGCTGGCGAGCGCTCTATCTCGTCATCAAGGCAAAGCTCGAGGCCGTGGATATTGGCATTACGACAATCGAGGAGGCGTTTCTGGCCGACACGGTGCTGCCGGATCGCCGCACGGTCGCTGAGGTCATGCAGCCGCAGATCGAAAGCGCCTACAGCACCGGTAATATGCCGCCCCTGCTGCCCTATCACGGAGGAAATGATGGCTGACCTTAACAGCAGCAACCTCGCCTCGGCCGAATACAGCGCCGAGACGCAGAGCATGACGATCGTGTTCAAGGGCGGTGGCCGGTACGCTTACGCCGGCGTGCCCGAGGCGGTGTACCTGGAACTGCTCGGCGCACCCTCGCCCGGCAAGTTCTTTGCTAGCGCGATCAAGGACAAATACAGCTTCGTGAAGGAGTAGGGTGATGGCTGATCGTGATTTTCGCGAGGTTGACGAACCGCCGCCGCCGGCAACCATCCCGCCAGCCGTCTGCCGCTGCTACAGCGACGCCTTGGCGGATGTCCTTTGCTGGTTTTCCGGCTTCGCGGCTGCTCGGCCAGAGGCCAACTTGCCGCCGGGCCTCGAAACACTGCGCGAGATGAACATCTTTTTGAAAGGGCACTACTGATGGATGGGGATTTCGACAGAGAGACCGGCGAGGTGGGGCGCTCGGGCGTGCCGAGCATCGTGCGCCCGGCGCCGATGGTATTCACCCCGGAGCAGGTCGAGCTTATCAAGCGGACGATCTGCGTCGGCGGCACCAACGACGAGTTGACCTTGTTCATGCACCAGTGCAAGCGCACCGGCCTCGACCCGTTCGCCCGGCAGATTTACGCGATCAAGCGGCAGGGCCGGATGACGATTCAGACCTCGATCGACGGGTTCCGGCTGATCGCCGAGCGCACCGGACACTACGCCGGCCAGCTCGGGCCGTTCTGGTGCGGCCAGGATGGTGAGTGGCGGGACGTGTGGATCGAGGATGCGCCGCCCGTTGCCGCCAAGGTCGCGGCGCTGCGCGACGACTTCAAGGAACCGTGCTGGGGCGTGGCGCGATACAAGTCCTACGCCCAGGCGCAGAGCCCGATCTGGCGCTCGATGGGCGACCTGATGGTGGCGAAGTGCGCCGAGGCGCTGGCGCTGCGCCGGGCCTTTCCGCAGGAGTTGTCCGGCCTCTACACCGCCGACGAGATGGCGCAGGCCGATCGGCAGCCCGAGCGCGAGGAGCGCGACCTCAATCCGCCGCTCGACAACCAAGATCGGGAGGCCGCTCAGGGGCGCAAGGAAGCCCGTACAGCGCAGGGAAGCCCGCCAGCGGCCAGAATACCCCCGCAGCGCCAACAGGCCGCTCCCGCGCCTTCTGAGGTCCAGGCGGACGCCTCAAAGCGGTGGAAGGAATTGCGCGATGCCATCGATGCGAGCACGACCCTCGACGATCTCGACGGCATCGCCGGCTGTCCGGCATGGGTCGCGTGCGCTGAGAAAATCGCGGCGATCGACGGCAGCCAGGAGAAATCGGATCAGATGATGGCGATGCTGGCCGACCGCATCGAGGGGCAGCGGCAGTATCTGCTCGGTGCGACCGGATGACCAATTTCCTGCAATCGCGCGGCTTCGACATCGCGGGCTCGGTGTTCGCCGGGATCGTGCTGGCCGCCGCGCTTTGGGTGCTGATGACATGACCGACGACGGACTGCACCACCTGACGCTGACGACAGATGAGCTGTTTGCGCTTGGGGAGGCCGCCAGCGTCGGTAGCCGAAATGTCTCGGCCGAGCACAAGCGTCCCTCCCTCGCCGCGATGGAGAAGCTGCTGGCACTGATGGTCGAGTGCGCAGAGGAGAAAGCATGACCGAGAACCGCATTTTCTGCGTGACGCTGGCCTTCAACCCGCCAGGGCCGCTGACCACATCGATGCTGATCGCGCCGGACGAGACGATGGCGGCGGCGATGGCGATGCAGTCGGCGATGGCGGTCGTGCCGCCGCACACGACGTTGCTCGGAACCGCCGTCTTCGCCGTCGATCCTGACGTGCTGCGGCAGATGCTGCGCGCCGTCGACGGGCGGGAGACGGGCCAAGTCGTGTCGCTGGTGCCGAAGCAGGCGCTGGAGCCGGACGATCCTCGGCGTGGCCCGCTGGCGGTTGATCCAGCGCTGGTGCCGAAGACCGAGGCCGCCCCTACCCATTTTGAACGCTATCAGGCGCTCAAGCGGGAGTTTTCGCAGGATCAGCGCGCCGCCGGATTTGTAAACAAACATGAGGGATACGACAGTTGCCACTGCCCTGCCGGCCCCGGTCTGCCGTGCACGCTCGCCGCCGATCAATGTCAGGCACGACGCGAACGGTTTGGGCTGGACGCCGGCGATGCCGCGCACAAACACGAAGGATATGGTAGGTGCGACTGCCCGGCCGGCCCCGGCAAATCGTGCACACTCACCATTAAGGAGTGTCTAGCGCGCTCCGCCGCGAACGTGGGGCGTGATGCGGGCCAATGGCACGGCGATGTTCTGAATAGGCGCGCCGCCGAGATATTGCGCCAGCACCCGGAGAGTGCGGCGGTCCCCGATCTATCCTGGGCGCGGGAGCCGGGGACGCTCGACGCCGCCGATGCCTCGACCTTCACCGGCCTAGCCGCCGAAACCCTGTGGGAGGATCGCCGGCGCATGCGCGAGGAGAATGCGGTCTGCGTCTACGGCGAGCAATTCGGCCCGCCCGCGCCGGCTCTCACGCTTGAGGAACGGCTGCGTCGTCAGGGCTACGTCTTCGGGCCGCCTGTGCCGGAGCCGGCGGCATGACCGACGATAGTCGCCTTCATTTTGGCGGCGTCCGCCACCTCGTCCAGCAGATGCGGCGGCGCTGGAACCGCCACGTCTCGGTCGGCGACCTCTTTACCGATCGCTGGCAAACGGCAGAGGATTACGGCTGGGGCGACGGGACGAGCTGCTATGACAACGTGCTGGTGCTCGGCGATGTCATGGTCGGGCGGCACACCTGGATCGGCCCCGGCTGCGTCCTCGACGGCTCGGGCGGCCTCACGATCGGCGATTACTGCACGATCGGCGCGGGCAGCCAAATCTACAGCCACGACAGCGTGGCCTGGGCGACCTCGATGGGCGAGAAGCCCTACGAGCGCGCGCCGACCGCGATCGGCTCCGGGGTCTTCATCGGCCCCAATGCCGTCATCGCCAAGGGCGTCACGATCGGCGACCGGGCCATCATCGGGGCGCTGAGCTTCGTCAACCGCAACGTGCTTGCCGGCGCGAAGGTCCACGGCACACCGGCCCGCGAAACCTGACCCACAATCGCTTTTAAGGACAGAGCAAATGGAGAATTTTACTCCCGGTCCCTGGACGATCGATCCTGAATGGCGTGGAGGCACGAATCCGATAGCCATCTATGCGAAGCAAGGACCGATTGATGTATGCCCCGCGATGGCGCACGGGTTAGCCGAGGCTACTTTGATCGCTGCGGCACCGGAGCTTTACCATGCGCTCGCCGATATGCTCCGCCATTGCGAGCGGCAATTTAGCGGTTGGCCCGCATCGCTCGGCGAAGTCGAGTGCCGGAATAGGGCCGTTGCAAGCCTCGCCAAAGCTCGTGGCGATTGACCCTTAACGTCACTTCTGGACCGCCACCTTGCCAAATTTCATCCCCCTTGCGCACTTCGACGTGCTCGAACTGGCCTATACCGCCTGCGTCAAGCGGGTCGGCGAGTTCCGCGAGGTGAAGCCCGGCCACCGCATCCTGCGCGTCCGAGGCCACGCCAAGGATACCACACCCGATGACGACCGCTTCGGCCGTTACCCCGGCGCAAAGGATTGGGTCGAGCTCGCCAACCTGCTCGACGAGATCAAGAGCCGAGCCGAGGCGCTGTTCCCGCCCGGCATCGACGAGGGATTGGTGTTCCTCGATATGGTCGATGCCGGCGCCGCCTTGGCGTGGCGCGGCGAGACCGAGCCGTATTTCGAGCGGTGGAGCCGGGCGATGATCGCGCTGCGCAGCAACCCCGGCCTGACGCTGATGTGCGGCGGCGAGACGATGACCCCGGCGGTGGGGATGCTCAATGTCGTCAGCCCGAGACTGCCGCGCGCCGCGCTGAACCAGGGCGAGCATGCGGCGGTCTGGCTTTCGGTGGATTTCCGGCGCAAGCCGACCGACCCTTGATCGCTTTTAAGGACAGATTGATGGCTGACCCTGTTCAATGCTGGCCCGAGGGCCACCGCACCCGATCGCCTTGCGAGGAATTCATCCCGGACACCGACCACGAAACGATGCGTCGGTTTGGTTGGGGGTTTGTCTACGCGCCCGATGATGGAGCAGCGAGCGGCGAGGGCGCGTTTTACGCTTGTCCCGAACACCGAAGCGATTGCACTGAGGAGGAGCGCGAATCTGCGCGTCAACGCAATGCCTCGGCTAAAAGGATTGCGCTTCCGCTTACCGCCGAGGAGCGCCAGATTGAGGAGGACGTGCGGCTGGGACACATGGAACGCCGCCCCGAGCCGACGCTCAATCAGCGGATCGTGGGCGCTATCCGCGATATGGCCCTAGTGTCCCAAAAACCTGCATCATTTGATGCGGCGATTTGGGACAAGCACCCTCGGCCTTGGCGCGTTGAGGAAGACTGGACCGCCGAGGTGCTGGACGCAAACGGCGCGATTGTCGTCAAGCTGCCGCTTCAGCAATTGTGGCTCGCACAGTTCATCGCTCGCGCCGCCAACCCTTAACGTCACTTCTGGACCGCCGCCTAGGACAGGATGAAATGAATGACCTGATCGCGAAACTGGAAGCGGCGACCGAGGGGACACGCGAGTTGGACGCAGAGATCGGCCTAGCGATCCGAGAATGGAAAGTCAGCGGGCGCGCGATCGGCGTGCGTCAACTTGACGGGACATACCGTTGGGTAGCATTTCATCAAACCGAGGAATATGACCACGCTGATGCGATCCGCGTTATCGCCGACTGCCTGTCGTTACGGCCATACACGCGCTCAATCGACATGGCGCTGGCGACGCTGGTGCCTGATACCACGGACCTACAAATTGGGCGAATATGGTGTGTGAAGCGATGGGCGCGAATTACGGATGGCGACAAGGAATGGTACGGCGAATCGTGCACTGAAGCACTGGCGCTCTGCATCGCCGCGCTTCGTTCATGCGTAGGTCAAGCCCTTGGCGAAACCGCGCTCCTGCAGCCGGGGCAGATCGCGGGCGAGACGCTGGCCGATGTCAATGCGCCAAAACGGATTTGCCGGGAGCTGTAGCCGCTCGATGGTGCGGTACGCCTGCCCCCGCGCCGCCTGCACGGTGTCGCCGGTCCCGGTGCAGATCGCGACGTAATCCCCGGCCGTCGCAAGCTGGCCCTTGTCCAGCATCGCCTCGGCGAAATGCACCCGCTCCTCGATGCTCGGCACGACGCCGTAAATGGGCCAGCCGACGACCTGATCGTAATCCGTGACCGGGAACGGGAACGGCGGCAGCGCCAGCACGACGCCGACCGCGACCTCGTTCATGCGCCGGGCATTTTTCGGCGGCGACCCCTCGGCGAGGCCGGCTAGGAACTCGATTAAATCGCCGTCGTATAGATCCTGCTCGATGTTAGTGCTGGGCCAGCCGCAGCGCACGGTGAACTCTAACGGATGCACCTCGCCGTCCTCATCGATGATCGTGCCCACATCGATGTTGCCGCAGAATCCGGTGCGCTCAAGCATGTCCTCGATCGGGAGCAACACTCGCTCGGCCAGCTTAGATTTTGAGACCAGCCGCAGCACGCTCCCCATTTCCCCGGTGTTGGGGCCTACGTCGCCCGAGCATAGCCGCTTGAATTCGAAATTTTCCTCCCATCCCGGCGCAAACCCATCGGGGCCAAACCAGCCGCCGACGCCGACCTCGATGCCCTGTATCGGCTCTTGCAGGATGAATTTGCCCTTGGGTCGCCCGTACTGCCGCTTGAAGCGCTTGAGCATGAACGCCGGATCGGCATCGACCCCGGTTTTACACGACAGCGCCTTGTCGGCGTCGGGCCAGCACGGCTTGCTGTAGAACGGTCGCTCCTCGCGCTCGACGTGGGCGATCGCCGCGTCGTAATCGGAGAACTCGCGCACCGGCGGGATCGGGATGCCGGCCTTTTTGAAAATCGACATGCCGTGGAGGCGGTCATTCTCCCACTTGGCGCTCTCGGGTCCGCCGCCGATCAGCGGCACCCCACGGTCCTGGCAGCGCCGCTCGATTTCCAGCATCGGCAAATCGTTGCTGCCGAGGATCACGATGTCGGCCCAGGCGATTGAGGCGCGCCAGTCCGGTACGCGGGTCAGCATGCCGCGCCCGACTGGGCTTTTATCGGCGTTCCAGGTCTGTAGGAAGTAGCGAACGTCATGGCCGCGTCGTTGAGCGCGCAGAGCAATGTCGAGCAAGCCGTCCGGCGTCTTCTCAATCAGGAGAACGCGCATCTCACGGGCCGCCGACGCTGGTCCGCGGCGGCTCGATGTAATCGGGCGGCGGCGGCGCTGCGGCGCGCGGCTGCGCTGGCAAGGCTCGGGGCTGGCGTGGCGGGGTTATCTGCGGACCCGGCTGCTGCAAACTCATGCCCTCACCCGAGGGCGGCGCTTCCTGCAATTCGCCCGCGGCGGCGGCGCGGAAGATGCCGCGGATCGCCTCTCGCGTGACCGCCTGCCCCGGCCCCGGCCGCAACCCCTCGGACAGCGCCCGCACGACGCGTGGCTGCGAGTAAATCCATCCCATGCCCTCGTAGTACGCCGTCTTGAGCAGCCGCCCGCCGGCCAGCAGACCCGCCGTCCCGCCGATCGCGGCGCCGGGGATCGCACCCGCCACCATGCCGCCGGGGCCGCCGAGGAAGCCGAGCGCCCCGCCGAGCCCCGCGCCGGCCGCCGCACCGACGCCAGCGCCGGCCATGCTGCCGAGCAGCGGGCGGTTCTTGACATTGCCGGCGATCAGCGAGCCGGCCATATCGCTTGGGTCCACCGGGAACATGAAGTTGATCTCTTTGGCGAGACGCTTCATGTCCTCGGCGAGGCCGCCGGGGAACAGGATTTCCTGCTGTTTCGGCGTGAACTGTGCCAGCGCCTTCTCGATACCCTTTCCCGCAACGGTCGTACCTGCCCCGGTCTGCGTCGGGATGATCGCCGAGTGCAGCAGCTCCTTTTGCGCCTGATCGCGTATCGCCTGCATCTGCGGCGAGTTCTCGCCGAAAAACTCCTGTGCCCGGATCAGCCGGGTTTCCTCGCCGGGCTTGAGGATGAACGACACGGCGCTGTCGGCGCGTGGCGTCTTGGGGTCGGCCAGCGCCGACAGATAGTTGGTCTTGAGAAACGCATCCTGCTCGGCCTGCGCCGATTCGAGGGCGCGCATCGTCCGGCTGAAATTGTCGGGGTTGAGATTGCTCGCCGGGATCGTGCCGCCGCGGGCATCGAGCCGCTGGCTGTAGAGCCGCATGTCGCGGGCGATGCCGGGACCATAGGTCAATTCGAGGAGGCCGCCACGGTCGCGCGCCGCCAGGGCCGCCGCAAGCCGCCGGGCCGATACCTCGCCGGTCTGCCGATCGGCTGCCGTCGCCATGATGTTCTGCCAGTCGGCCGCCGCCACCCGGCGCCACACCCGATCGCCGACCATGCCTTTGATCGTCGCGGCGCGGGACTTCTCGCCCGGCACCAGCACGAGGTCGGCCACCTTGCCCGGATCGGGGACGATGCCGGTGCGCGCCTGGCTGACCATCCGGTTGATCTGCGTGTCCTCGAATTTCTGGATACCCTGGGCGTAGGCGGTGTCGGCGCTGCGCAGCAACTTGACCGCGGGGGCCATCGCCGGGTCCGCCTCGGCCTGGCTGATCCCGCCATCGACCGCCTGCCGCAGGTTGTCGAATTGCCGTTTCGCGACACCCGGCGTCATGTCGGTGAAGTTGGCGAACTCGCCGAGCGCCGAGCGGGCCGCCTGCGCGTCGCTCAGGGTCCACTTCGCGGGAGCGCCTTTGATCCGGTTGAGCGTCTGGAGCACACGGGGATCGCCGAAGATCGGGTTGCCCTGCGCGTCTTTCGGGAGCGATTGCAGGATGCTCTCGGCCTCGCGCTTCATCAGCCGGGTCGGCACCGAGGGTTGCCCGCCGGCAAGCTGATCGACCCGCGAATAGACCTTCTGCATCGCCGTCGAGAAATCGGTTCGGGCCTGCCCGATGCCGGCCGCCACATCCTCGCCCAAATCGCCCGGCGGCGCGCGGCGCGCCTGCGCATTGAGCCGGCCGAGCTGCTGGGTCAACTGCCGATCGGCATCGCGCGCCAGGTTCTCGACCTCGCCGCCGAGCTGCGCGGCGTGCTGCTGCACCGCGGCAACGATCGGCTCGCCGGTCTCGCGCGTCGCCACCGCCGCGGTCGGGTCCAGGATTTGCCCGATGGCCGCGCGCTGCGCGTCGGGCGACATGCCGCTGTTGACGATCTCCTGCAGCCGGCCGTGCACCGCCTGCTGGTTGCGGTTCTCCAGCCAGTCAGCGCCGAGCCGCGCCGAGATTTCCTGCTTTTGCGCCGGCGAGGTGAGGCCCGGGGTCAGCGAGCGGATCGGCGGTGTGCCGCCCGCCTCGGCTACCGATCGGCCGAGCGACAGGCGCTCCGGGGTCACATCGGCGATGCGGTTGCGGAATAGCTGCCCGGCCGCCGCCGGCAGTTGTGTCACCAACCGCCCGCCCGCCTCGGCCGCAGCCCCCTCGACCCCGGCCCCGGCGATGTCGCTGAGCTGCTGGCCCGTGGTCTGATGCAGATCGCGTCCGCGCAGCTTGGCGATGAAATCGGACGCCGCCCGCTCGGCCATGCTGCCGAGCCCCGCGCCCGCGACCGCACCGGCCGGCCCCGCCGCCGATCCCAACATGCCACCCGCCGTCATCGCCGCCGCCTGGGGCGCGTTGGCGTAGATGCCGGCGAGGAAGTTCTTGATGAACCCGGTGCCCTCGGGCGACAGCCGCTTGCCGTCCTCGGTCTCGACGTAGAACTGGCCGCGCTTGTCCTGATGCACCTTGTCGGGGCCATATTTCTCGGCGAGGAAATCCCATTGCTGCGCCGGGTTCGACTGCGACTTCATGCGAATGGCGTCGATAAAGCCGGTGCCGGTGTCGTAATCGACGCCCGGCTCGTAACCCTGCTTCAGCCGCTCATCCTCCTGCCGCGTCTTCAGCTTGGCCGCAAACCCGCTTTGTGCCGAGCGTAACGCCTCGGGGGCGCGCGTGATCGCCGACCCCATCGCACCGAGCGGATTGGCGATGTCGGGCACCTGCGGGGCGGCGGCGGGTGGAATGAATCTGTCGCCCTCCCATCGTCCGGCTTTTGCCGCGTTCGGCCCGACCGCGTACATCGACTGATCGCTGAAGGTTGGATGGTTCGGCTTTTTGTACGTGTCCGGCCAGTGCCCAGTTGCGGCATCCGGCACGAGCCCAGCCTTGAACGCGCCACGGAGATCATAGTCCGCACCCGAGTCGCGTGGAGCGTACTGCTGCTTCCACCCCGTAAAAGCCGCCTCCTCGGCCGGGGAGAGGGCGGTATCAAAAGATTGGGCCGCTGGTGCCGCTGGCGCGCTCTGCGGGCCTCCCTGCGGCTTTATTAGCCCTCTGCGCAGCCCTTCCTCGTAGACGCCGCGCTGCTCGGGCGGCAGGAGGCCGCGCTTGTACGCTTCGCCGAGGATCGAGGCCCGATCGGGGCCGGCGTCCGGCTGAGTCGGGAGATCGGACATCAGTGCGCGGGCTCGATGCCCATCTGCTTCAACTGCTCGCGCAGCGCGTCATCGCTCAGCGACTTCGCGTCGCCATAAACGCCCTTGGTCGTGGTCTCGACCTCACCGGCCTTGCCCTCAAGCTGCTCGGCAAGGTTGCGCAGCGCCGACTTGACGGCGGTCGGGTTGTCGAGACGACCGAGTGCCGGGACAAGCTGCGAAATCTGCTCCTGCGCCTTGGCGCTGAAATACCGCGCGCCGAGCAGCGGCTTTTGCAGCCGCGCTTGCAGCAGGCCGATCTGCGCTTTCAGCTCAGCCGCCGCCGGGTCTTCCTTGACCATGCCAAGCTGCTCGCCGATGCCGCCCAGCACACGGGAGCCGACACCCTTTGCGCCGACAAGGTTCGGGTTCTGCTCGACCGCCGCGTAAAGCTCGCGCGCCTGATTGGCGAGCGTCTTCAATTCGGCGACCTCGGCGGTGGTCTTTGCCTGCGCTTTTTGTGCCTGGACCGAGAAGGCCCGGTCCTTGCCCTGCGCCGTCAGGTCGTGCGCCCGCGTCGTCTCGGCCAGTTGGCCCCGGCCAAGCTCCTCGCCGGCGACGTTGTGCCGTCCGGTCTCGGCACGTCCGGCAGCCTCGCCCGCGATACGCTGCCCCGCCAACCCTGCCTCGACGCCGTGATACCGCTCGGTCTCGGCCTGTGCCCGGTCGGCGGTGTCGGCGCTGCGGCCCCGGTAATAGAGCTCGGCCTGCGTTTTCCAGCGATCATAGGCACCCTTTACCTTCGGGCCGAGTTCCTTCCCGACCAGATCGACGGCGTGCACCAGATCCTCGTTGCTGATTCCGGGATGCGCTCGCTTGATGGCAGCGGCCGTCGTCGCCGGGTCGTACTCGGGCGGGGGCGTGCCAATCCCGGCTGGCGGCGTATTTGGTCCGGCCCGCGGCGGCGGTGCGCTTGCCATTCCCGAGGGCGCGGAGGATGGGGCGCTCGGGGCACCTGGGCCACTCAGCCCCGCATAGGATTCCGGTCTTGCCGGCTGAGACTGCCAGGGAAGTTGCGAAACATCGGTCGGCGGTTGCGGCCCTGCCCGTCCTTGCGTTGGGAACGGCGCGTTCTGTTGCAACCAAGCATCTCCCGCCGAGCGCACGGCGCCGCCTACTCCTGACGGCAACGACGGCCGCGGCGAGGGCGGGGCATTGAAGGCATTGTCGGCAGCAATGGCCGCCGGCGCAGCCTGCGACATCGGCACCCCGACCGGGCCTCCGCTCAACCCCGGCGTCGGGTTGACAGGTCCAATGCCAGCGCCGCCGCCCGTCAGAAACCCGGCCGCAGCATCGGCCGCCGTCCGCGCCGACTGGTTCTTTTGCAGGAGGTCGCGCAACTGCATCATTTGCAACTGGCGGCGAAGCTGCTGGTCCTGCTGGTTCTGCTGGAGAAGCTGCTGCTGCTGGGCGTTGCGCGCCCATTCTCCGAGGCCAGCGCCGAGGGCAGCGAGGGGAAAACCAGGCATGTCAGGCGCTCAACGCCAGGGGGGCAGCAGACGCAAGGAGCGATCCGCCGCCGCCGAAGTCGATCGCCGACGATCCGGCCAGCGCGGCTTCGGACAGCGGCACCGATGCGCCGGCGGCATCGAGCGCCCACGGCGCCGCACCGGCCCCGCCACCGAACAGGCTGCCAAGCAACCCGCCGCTCGATCCGCCGCCGCCGAAAAGCTGGTTGGCCGCCGAGAGACCGCCGCCGATGGCCTGGGCGTTCTGGCCGAATGCCTGGTTTTGCAGGTTGCCGCCGATCTGCGCCGCGCTCTGCCCAAGGCCCATGTACTGCATCAGGTCGCCGATGACCTGCTGCGGCAACTGGTACTGGTTGTTGCCGAGGTTCGTGGCGTTGGTCAGCCCCGACAGCGCATTCGACGCGACGCCAGTTCCAAGGTTGTAGGGCGCCGCGCCGAACTGCGAGGCGTATTGCGCACCCTGCGCCCCGGCGTTCTGCCCGCCCTGGAACCCGCTGGTCACGTCGCCGATCCCGGTGGCGTAGTTGCCGAGGCCCGAGGCCGCCCCCTGGTTGCGCGCCCCGAGCGCCCCGAGGATTTGCCCGATCTGCCCGGTGTACGCATTGCTCGGCAGCGCCGCGCTCGACGACGCGATCCCTGGCGCCATCGACGACAACAGCCCCGCCCGATCGGCCGCCTGCCCCGCCGCGCCGGCCGCCGAGGTCTGCCGCGCGAGCTGCTGGTTCTGCCAGTTCGTGTCGAAATTGCCGAGGGCGTTGGCCGAGACGCTGGCCCCGTAGGGCGTGCCGGCGAGACCCGACATCGCGTTGACCGCGTTCGTCTGGTCCATGAGCTGCTGACGCGAGCGGTTGAACAGCGCCGATTGCGGGTCGAAGCCCGACTGGATCAGCGGGTTGACCGTGCCGGCCACCTGGCTCGCCGCCTGGCCGATCTGATCTGCCCCGGCCGCGCCGAGGGTCGCCCCTTGCTGCGCGCCGGCGAGCGCCTGGCCATAATAGGGGTTGTTCTGCATGCCGGTGACGGCAGCGCCATACGCCGGGTCGAAGCCCTGCGTGAGTGCCTGACCCGCGCTGCCGACCGCACCCTGGCCGAGCGCGTTGAGCACGTCGCCCTGCGCCGAGCCGCGCGGGAACAGCGTGTTCGCCCCATAATCAGCCGCCGTGTAGGCCGGCTGAAAGGCCCGCGTCAGGAGGTCGTTGAACGGGGTCTGCGACGGGTCGGTGCCGCCGGTCAGGAAATTCGAGACAAAGCTGGTCGCCTGCGGAAAGGCCATGCCGGCCGGCGTCCCCGCGCCGCCGTTCGCCGCAATGTTGGCGAGCGGCCCGATGACCGAGCCGAACTGACCCGCTGCCTCGGGTTGGCCGGGGGGCAAAAATACTTGGCCGGTGCCGGGGCTGCCGGAAGTGCCGCCGCCGCTCTGCATCACAGCGCCTCGATTGTTTTTTCGTAAGACGCCCACGACAGGCCGAACGCGGCGATCAGCATGCGTTCTACCGAGGTCGCAAAGCAATGCTGCCGGGCATAGGGCGCGTCCTGAGCGTCGCCCGCCTCGCCGTCGCCCTGGTAGCCGATGTCGAAGCGGTCGACCTGTTCCGTCGTCACGTCGTCATTCCGGCACAGCAGCGCCTCGACCAACTCGTGCACCGCGACCGCCGCGTCGAAGCGCCAGTCGCCGGTTTCCGAGACCTGGATGCCGATGTTGCCGGCCGCGTCGATCATCCAGTCGCCGACCTGTCCGGGGATGCGCTGCTTTCGATGCGGGACCGTCTCAATGATGATCTTCATCGGTCAAGTCCAGTAGCCACATCGAGGAGAAAGGCCGCGCGCCGATCGACAGGAAGAATGGCGAGAGCGGACGCAGGGCATTGTCATGCAACATCCCGATCTCAACCCCCAATTCTTTCAGCGCCCGCCTACCCGACCACCACATGCGCGCGCCCACCATTGACGCTGTATCACGAAAGGCCGGGGCGAGGTAGTGGCCGTAGTCGATCGCAAACAGGGTGGATTTGTGCAAGATCGGCGGCGCGATCTGGAAAGTGATGAACCCGGCGAGGGTGCCATCGACCCGGCAAGCCCATACCCGGAAGATGAATTGCCGCTCCCATTCGAGGATGCGCGGCCAGTCGATGTCGAGCGGGATGTGCTTGATCGGCGAAAGCTCACGCCAGTACTGAGTGAGCAATTCCCTGATGTTCGGCTCGGCCAGAATCGTCTCTAGCTGCTCCCAGCCGCAGATTATTCGCTGGGAAGGTTGGGCGCGAGCCATGCCGACAACGCTCCGATCAGAAGGGTGATGCTGGCCCCCTCGTTGCCGTCGATCGTGATCCCGCGCCGGTTCAGCTCGGTGATGACGATCAGCGCCAGCGCCCCCCCGATGGCCGAGGCGGTGAATTTCGGATGGAATGTGGCGGATTGCGGCGGCGGTGGGGCCGGGGATGGCGAAGGCATGACGGGCACCTCAATGGGCTGCGCGGGGATAGCAGGAAGGGCCGGGACGAACACCTTGACGCCGGCGGCGGCGAGCGCCTTCTTGGCGAACGCCATGCGGTCTGGCAGCCCGCCCTCTGGGTCCGATGGCCGCTCGAACAGCACCTCGAAGGTGTAGACCGCCGCGTCAAGCGCCGTCGTTTTCTTGGTCTGCTGGAGCGCGTGCGCCTCGGTGCCGAGCAGCTCCTTGACCAGGAACTCGTAGGCCGCCTGGTCCGAGGTCAGCGGCAGGCCGCGCGTCGCCGCGTATGCCTCGAACTGATCGCGCCGGCTGCCAGTCCATTGCGCCCAGGACCACCCGCCGCGGCTGCCCGGCTCGATCGGGTGCCGCTCGTTGATCGCCTCCAGCCCGCTTTCGCCGCCGAGGTTGCCGACGATCGCCGCGGCATGGATCGGATTGGTGAGGCCCAGCTCCGGCTCGGCCATCAGGCGGTTGAGCAGCCAGCCGCCTCGGGCATCGAAACCGGCGGAAACGGGCGGCATGTCGAATGATCGGTCGCTCATGTGCTACATCTCCGGTCGGTCAGGGTCGCCGCGTCGGATGCGGAAAGAGCGGTTCTCGATGCTGAGAATCCGACCGCGTATCTCGCCGAGGTCGTTCGCCATCTCGACGCGGAACGAGTCGAGGGCGGCGTGCAGCAGAAGGATGTTGTTCTGAATTTCGCCGCGATTGGACCGCGCCCGGTCGGAAAGGACATAGGTGAGCGTCCCGAGCGGGACGATGATCGCGACGACAATGCCGATGATGGCCGTCCATTCCGAGACACCCATCACCGCGACCGCTTTCTCAGCAACGCCTCGGCGTGCGCGACCGCAATCACAAGCTCATCGTGCGAATAGCCCTGCGTCTGGTTAAGGTCGAGGATATAGGCGTCTAGGAGAGCGTTGAGCCATCCCTGCCGCTCCTCGGTTCCGACGATGATGTCGCCGTCGTCATGGCCGCGCGAGTCGTCGCTCACCGTCTCAATCGAGGGCTGCTGCTGGCGTTGGTCAGGGTCACGACAGCGTGATCCCGTAATAGGCGGCAATGTTCTGGCTGATGGCTAGTTCGTTGGGACCAGATAACAATGATTGATAGGCAACAGCCTCAACCGCAGTAGAGCCTCCTAGACCATACGGGAATTGAAATGCGATTGTTTCGGTTGGGATCGGAAGTAACAATCCAAATTGCAAACTCATCCCAACATCAGTGCCGTCGACGCTTGCTGTAACTGTACCATTGGCCGATACGCGCATGATAAATAAATGGGGACCAGCCGAAATCGTAACATTGGACGCCCACTCTGAGTCAACGCCGGAAACTCCAGCAGCAAAAACATACGCCCCAACATCGCCCTCCTCGTTATAGAACGAAAAAAGCTCAATTTTTACGTTGCTTTGCTGATTGCCATCTATGTAAACAAAAGAAAATGCACTCGGGGCGTCTCCTAATACCGGCATGTCCACCACGGCGAACACTGTCAATTCCGAACCGGAAGTAAACGGGATAACCATGCCGGAACGCAGATTTACGCCGTTGCCCGATCCGAGAAATCCAGGTTTTCCTCCAACCGCTGACGCGATCCAGGGTGGCTGGGAAACCTCACTGTCATCAAGGTCGTAGCCGCTGCCACTCTGGTCGAACCACGCCGCGCCGAAAGGATTTGCGCCAGCCAGAAATGCCGTTACCGCCGCGGTGTCCACTGCGTTATTTGCGGTGGGTGCGAAACTCATTGTTGCGTCGTCGCTATCGCGTTTGATCGTGATCGCATTCGATACCCATGCCACCGCCATCGCTCGTTGTGAGTACGCCACCACCGCTCCCGGCACGATGTCGAGAGGTCCGGTATAAGCGGACGCAGGTTCACCTGTGATCGTAAATGGCTGGACCTTGGGCGAATTGCCGATCCGATCGTCCTGCGTCGCGACGATATTCACGTCGTACTCGCCCTCAACACCCGTGCCCGCCAGTTCCAGATCAGCCGGTAGCGACGTATCGGAAAGCTGGAACAGTGCCGCATCGGCACCGGACAGCGACAGCGTACCGGCAAACCCCGGCGAAATCGCGCTCATCGCCACATCGATCGCGCCAATCACCGTGCCAGCCGGGTCGCCTTCGGTGAACGTGTCGTTGTCGAGGGTGATTGCGCCGATCAGTTGCGTGCCGATGAATGGACGCAACCCCGTGCCGATGTTGCAGGCTGCCCCGATTCCCTCTGGAGCGTTGCAGGTCATGCAACCGCAAATCGGTAGGTGCCGAACGCGCAATAGGCAAGCGCGGTGCCGGTCGCCGAGAACGCCGTAGCCTGTGTCAAGTAGCTCGACCCGTCCGGCCCAAGTTTTTGCAAGGTGACGGTGCCAAAGGTGTCGGCTTGGACCTCGATCTCAAAAAGGCCGCCGTTGAGCCTGAATGGAGAACTGGTCGCATTTGCGTTGGAGAGGGCGTTGATCGTCTCGACCGCCTGCCCGGTGCCGTGCGGCCCCTCATCCCACGGTATACGAGTCAGCCGGGCGTAAACATTCGTTGCCGCCATCAGATCACCCCCAGACTATAGGCCGCAAGGCCGATGAAGCCGGCAAAGATCAGCCAGTCGATCGTCTCGCACGCCCGCTCCTCGAAGCGCAGCCAAGCCCTCATTTCTTTTTCCCCCGGCGTCCTTCCGACAGCGCGATTGCGATGGCCTGTTTTCGGCTCTTGACCTTCGGCCCGGTTTTGGAGCCGCTATGCAGCGAGCCGCGCTTGAACTCGCCCATCACCTTCGCCTCTTTCGACTTCGGTCTGGCGCGCACCTTGCCCCTCCCGGTAATTCCTGCGAACGATGAGGAACTCTGCATGCTTGGGGGTATGCGGCGAAAGGAACCATCCGTCAAATGATAACCGCCGCTTTCCTCGCCCTGATGGCCGTCATGGCCGTCGCCGACATCCTCGGCCCAGGGCACGATTGGGGCGCGCTGGGAGCCGTCACGGCGTGGTTTCTGTTCTGCCGATGGTTGGGGCCTCGCGGCTGGAACAGGCTCCTGACGGCTTCCCTGTGGCTCTCCGTGGTCATCGCGGCGCTGGCCGTGGTGCAGATGTGGTGGATGCCCCGGGCGCGAGGCCCGTTCAATTCGCCCAATTACCTCGGGGCCTACGCCGTGCTAATGTTCTTCCTGTCCGGGCTTACCAGGGCAGGCGGCGGCTCCGAGGCGCGCAAACCCGGATATACAGCGCCGGGCCTTTACGCCGCCGCCAACCTCCTCACCCTCGCGCTCAGCCAGAGCCGCGGCGCGCTCCTCGCCCTCGGCGCGGGACTGTTCGTCACCCTCTACCGAAAAGCCCCGCTCGTCGCCGGCGCGGCGGGTCTCGCGGTCGCCAGTGCCGCCCTATGGATTCGCCCCGGCAACGAAGAGGCGCGGCTCGACATCTGGTGGACCGGCCTACAGGTCGCCCAGGCGCACCCCTGGCTCGGCTGGGGCCAGGGCGGCGTCGGGATGCCGGGTCTCGGCGGCTTCTACAACATCCCGCTCGATCTGCTCATCGAGGCGGGCATCCTCGGCGTCCTAGCCGGCGCTTGGCTGTTGATCGCGGCGTGGCGAGCAGCGCCCGAGATGCGCCCCTTCCTCGCGGCATGGTTCATCCAGGGGCTATTTCTATTCAGCGTTCCGGCGACCGACGTCCTGCTCGTCGCCGTCCTCGGGTTTATTGGCGGGTCAGCGTCACATGCAAGTCAAGAATCGCGTTCACCCAATGCTTCTTCGCTTGCTGCTGAAACTCCTCGTTCCGCACCGCGATGTCTGGGTCGAGGCTATGGCCGTACCCGTAGACCGAGCCAAAGTCGCAGGTGAGCGGCAGGTCCGTCATCGCTTCCTGCGTGCGCCATTCCTTCGAGTAAACCATGAAGCTCGACTCACAGAGCGGCGGCCACTGGGCCAGCGGGTCGGTGATCGCCCGCATGCTCGACCAGTGGGGCACGACCATGCTGATCTGACCGCCTGGTTTCAGCGCCCGCCACGCCTCGTTCATAAAGACGTAGCGTCCTGCCCGGTCGAGCCGGTGGAAATGGAACGCGCTGTAAATCGCTTCGACCGAACCGTCGTCGACATCCCACGGCGGCGCACCGAACTTGGCGAACCCCGGCTCCTCGCCATTGCCGACGCGGATGCGGAGCGGCTCAACGATGGCCGGGACGAGTTTGAGTTTGCGCTTAGCCATCTGCCCGCTTCCGTTCTTCAACTATCGCGCTCCATACTTTCATTGCCGCTTCTCCAGCCTCAATCCGACGTATAAGTTCCATTCTGCGATAAATGCTATCAACTAAAGCATAATCGACGCGCAAGTCTCCTTTGGTAGGAAGCAACTCCGCTCCGGCAGCCCGCATATTGCCCGTTACTTCTATATCGTCAGCCACGGGCGCGCTCCACGTCCTCGGCCGGGACATAGATTGGCACGCCGTCCTCATCTACAAAGCCGGAGTCAGTAAACCCGCGCATATGCTCAGGCTTTTCTGAGTAGACAGCACTGCCAAACACCGTATCATATCGTTTCACCATACTGTCTCTCCGTCGAAGTGTCCTACCTTGACGCTGCAATCCACGGCGCAGCGATAGCCGTGTTTACGAAAATCATTCCAGGCGTAGAGGTCTTGTGTCCCGACGCCCTCGGCAGCACTCGCCACCGTCTTGAACCATGGACGCCGCAGTCGTGCGTCCTTGAACATCGCCAGCCGAAAGCAAGTAAATCCCATTCCGGTGCCGTTGCACTCGACCAGCCCATCCGGCACCGGGCGCTGCGGCCGAAAGTTCATCGGCATTTCGCGCGGGTCGCCCCAAATCTGCGCGCACCCTCCTGGCCCCTTCGTGAAGTAGAGGCCACCGATCGCGGCGTACTCCGGGTGCGCCTCCATCTGCGCGAGCAGCTTCACCATGCCGTCCGGCGGTACGGTCTGATCGTGTTCGATGGTGAGCAGGTATTTCCAATTCGACAGGTCGGGATGACTAAGGATGCCTTCGATCATCGCGCTATATGCCTGCCCGACCTCCGCGCCCATCGCCCACAAGTGGCAGGATTTGCCGTTCGGCGGCTTCATCATCGAGAGCCAGGTCGCCACTACCCGCGTCGGGATCGAGCCGCCGGCCGGGGTCACGATGACGGTGGACACGTCCTTCCACATCGCCTCGCGGTCGAGGCGGGAGATCGTCTCGTCGAGGTTAGCGTTGTGAATCCCCGGATTATAGGACGACAGGATCACGGGTTCGTTCATGGCGGCAGCATTCCCATCTCCATCCAAAGCATATTATACCCGGCCCCGTTCAACGTGCTCACCGCTCCAGTGCCAAGAGTGCTCGTGCTTACCGATCCGGCAGTGCTAAACGCCCCACCCCCATAGGGAATTGGATAATTCGCAGGAGCGCCCGGTCCCGACCTGAAGGTTTGCGCCGCACCCTGGATCGTGACGGGGAAAACATTCCATGCCCCTGGGTTTACTGTGATCCAGGTCTGTTCGCGAGCGGTATCGCTCGTGCTCGTCAACCCCATCCCATAGGCCAAAACATAAAATCCAGGCGCGAGCGTTGTCGCCCACGGGAACATGACGCGCTGGTGCCCCGAGAAATTCGAGGATGAGCCGGGGGCTTGGTTGAAAGTCGCATTCGCCGCCGAAGATGCCGTCGTGCTCATTGAGCTTGTAGACATCGCCGACCCGTTGCCCCAGAAATAGGACACCGTTTCGGACATAGTAATCGACGCGCCGGTTCGGGAAACATTCCACGACCACGATATGCCGTTCGACATGGCTGTGCTGGCGAGTGAACCCCAACTCGTCGCCCCAGGGCCGCCCGTATAAAGGACCATCGTGAACGGCAGGACATAAGCGCCGCTCGCGCTCGCAGTGCCGGATGCCGCCGCAGACGTGGCTACCGCGATGCTGCCAACGGTGTTCCCCCGGTTTGCCGCTATGGCAACTTGATTGATTGACAGCGCCGCCGGCAACTGAAGCGGTTGCAGTGTGAAAACACCATTCGTAGAGCCGTTCGCAGTGCCCGTAGCGTTCATGGGGCGCGGCTCGAAATAGGTCATCGTAAAGACGCCGAGCGCGGTGCCAGTGTCGCCTGAGATGACCACCGACCCATTTGAGAAGCCGACGCGCACCGCACCCGAGCCGACTAGCGTTTCGGCCGTCAGTACCTTGGTCTGCGAGGAGGTTGAGCCAGCGGTGTTACCGACCGCCGTCATCCCCATCGATGTCGCGCTGGCCGCCCCGCCGGTATCGCCTGAGATGACAAGAACGCCGTTGGTATCAAACCCTGCCGAGACGCCACCCGCGCCGCTCACCGACATAATTGACAGCGTGTTGGCAAAGGAGGATGTCGCGGCGGTCGTGTTCCCGGCAGCAAAGCGGTTCTGCACTGTGCCACTCGCCGCAATCGTAGCGGACGACGCCGAGATGACGATCGAGCCGCCCGACATGCCAATTGACACGATGCCGGCCCCGTCGAAACTGAGCGAGCGCGCATCGGCGGTCATCGACGAGACGCTGGTGGTCGTGTTGCCGACAGCAAAGAGGCCGAGCGTCTGAACGCTTTGCGCCGCGGTCGTCGCGGCCGACAGGATAAGGCTGCCGCCCGACATGCCGGCCGAGAGACCGCCGGCCGCCGAGATCGTCCATTGCGTCAGCGTCGCGACATCGGACGATGTGCTGCCGGCCGTGTTTCCGATGGCGAAGCGGCTGAGTGCCGTCCCGCTGGCGGCGGTGGCTGCCGCCGAGATAACGAGGGTGCCGCCGGAGAAGCCGCCGCTGACGATGCCGGCGAACGAGATGCTTTCGGCGGTGATCGCCCGCGTTTGCGAACTGGTCGATCCCGTGGTGTTGCCGAGGGCGGTTTGGCCGAGCGAGGTCGCCGATGCAGCGCCGGCGGCCGAGACGACGATCGTACTGCCGCTAATCCCGATCGAGGCACCACCCGCCCCCGAAATCGACAGAGAGCCAGCGCCAGCGACGCCCGAGGTCGTCGAGACCGTCGTGTTGCCGATGGCATAGAGCGAGAGCGAGGGGCGCACCGCAGCGCCGCCGGTCGCCTCAAGCGTGTTGATGTTGAGCCGGAGCCCGGCCCCGATCTGGACAGAGACCGGGCCTGTCGGGCCAAGCCCGAAAAGCGCGGCCATCCTTGGTTAGTTCGGCGCGGTCGCGGTCGTCAGGACGTAGCGGATGGTGCCGGTCTGATCGACGGTCACGATGTACTTCACCCCGTTCGTCGCGGTCTCGAAGGCGAACGGCCCGAGAAGCTGAAGCTCGCCGTTCTCGGCGCTCGGGAAGCTCATCCACTTAAGCAGGAGGTTGTTGAGGTTGGCGACGATGCTGCCGGGATCGACCGGCCCGGTGATCGGAGCCGCAGCGACCATCGCGCCGATCGAGAGCGTGAAGCCAAGAAAGACGCCGGCGAGGCCGGAACGGATCGAGGTGCGGGTCATATGCTTCCCTCCAAGGTTGATCGGCTATAGCACGGTTACGGCACGCGCGTCAGGACGTTGGTTACGGCATCCCAATAGCATTGATTGCTCGACAGCCCCGCGCTCGACGTGGGCAACCCGACGATGACCAGCCGGCCAGCGTGCCCTGCGCCATCACCCGGAGATAGGGTAATCGTTATTTGCCCGCCATTGCCGCCGCTGGCGGCCCCGGCGGCACCGCTCGTAATGACAACATCACCACCGTTCGCAGATGTTGTGTCGCCAATGCCGGCTTGGATTGTAACCATGCCGCCATCGCCGTTTGCTGCGCCCGCCGCGCCCCCCAGAACATAGGCGCGCCCTGAAGGTATGCCGGCCTCCACGATAGCGTCGCCGCCGCTACGGGCTTCCGAGACGTTCGCGCCGCCCCGGATGATGGCGTTGCCCCCCAAACCAGTAGCCCCGCCATCCCCGCCCTGGAGTGAAACGATGCCGCCAGGCTGGTTCCCCGACCCATCACCGGACGCCATGCTGGCATTCCCGCCTGCTCTATCCCCACCCGTCGCGTTACCCGCGGCAATCGAGACAACGCCAGGGGTTCCCGCTGTTGGCCCTCCATCGCCACCCGTCATCGAGACTGAACCGCCATTGCCAGATCCCGCACCGTACCCGGCCGACAGGCTGATCCCGCCCCCATAATAATCGGCGATGGCCGCGTTGCCCGCCTGGACCGCAAGCGAGACGCCGTTTGTGCTGCCAGTAGCGTCCGGTGTGTTAAGGGCACCTTGAGTTAGGGTGACGGTGCTGCCGCTGTCATAAATCGTGCTCGACGCAAGGTTGGTCGGGCTCGACCAGATCGCGACATAGCCGGCCGTCCCGATCCCGGTCAGCGTCCCGCCACCACCGCCCGACGCATCGACCCGGTTGCCGGTCGCCGTCAGGTTCGAGCCCAATTCCCAAGGGCCGTGGATCGTTACCGGAGCGGTCATCATCTACCTCAATAAAGAGGATACCACGTCGTGTCGGACAGCCGATAAATCCACGCCCAGCCGCCGTTGGCTCCAAAAAGGAACGGTCCACCCGATGCCGAGGCCATACTGTCGCCAGCCGCCCCCACGGCATCCAACGCCGTTATCGTCTTGGTCGCCGAGAACGTGAACACCCCTTCGTCCGCAGGCGAAGGGGGCATGACCAAGTGCAATGTCGCGAGATCGCCGGCCGGAGTGGCGACAAAGCGCCCCTGCCCAATGACGGCGGTCAGCGTATCGCCATCGACCGGCGTGATGTATGTCGTAAAGCCAATGCCACCCGTCCCGGCGGCGATGTCGGTCGGCGATACCTTGTACGTGACCGCGCCGCGCACGATGGCCAGCTCGTCGGTCGATTGCGGCGGCAGCGGCAGCGCCGGGCTGCTGTCGACAAAGACCGTATAGAGTTCGCCGTCAGCCATGCGCTACCCCGGAATGAGGCCGGTTGTGCCGTCGTCGGCAAGCAGGATCGGATAGGGCCGGCGCGACGACAGCAGCCAGAAATTCGCCCCCGCCGCCTCGTCGATGTTGTATCCCAAAACCTCATACCGCTGGTAGAGATTGCCGAGGCGCACGCTGCGGCCCGAGAGGCCGGTCATCCTGACGCTCATCTGCTTGAAGATCAGCGGCCGATCCCAGTTCGTCGCGCGCTGCCGCACCGCCTCATTGCCCGCGTTCGGCGCGATCGGCTCGGCCACCGCCAAGAGCGCGCCGATCTCGTCGAACGCCGTCACCTGGATCGGCAGCGTGCTCGACGCGGCGCACATCAGGTCGCCCTCGACGACCGCGTTCATCGCCATCGAGGCGTTGTCCGGCAGCAGCACCGTCTCGGCAAAAAACGACATCGGATAGCCGTTCTCGGTGTAGCCCGAGGTCAGGGTGGCGAAGGCGTCGGACTGCCACAATTCGGCCGTGCGGGCCAGCGGCGCCTCAACAAAGGTCGAGCGCCACGGCTGGATCAGCCGGGCCGGGAAAGTGTGCGGGCCGTGCCAGGCCGAGCGCGGCAGGTCGTACCAGTACTCCTCGGCCGGGGTGCCGTTGACGAGACCGTTCTTCACCGTGATCCGCAGCACCCCGACATTGTAGGCCGCGCAGATCCGCGATGGGTTGACGGCGAACTGGAACGGGTCGGTGATCCCCTGCCCGTCGACCCCGACCGGCTGCGAAATCGAGCCGTCGATGCCGACAAACCGCAGCCCGAGCGGCGAGACAAAGGCCAGCCGCGCCCCGCCGACCGGCACGATCGACAGCGGCGCATCGGTGCCGGTCGCCTCGGGCAGTACGTTCATCGCGAGGTTGCCGGTCGCTTGGTCGCCGGTGATCTGCTGGAGCTTGTTGACCCCCTCGAAGGCGACGAGACCCTGGACGATGCCGCCGGTCAGCGGCACTCCGAGCTGCAACTGGCCGATCGCCGTCACCGCGAGGCCGTCATTCGTCGTCAGCGCCTGCACCGCCAGCGTGTTCGAGACGCGGCACGGCAGCCCCGAATCGCTGTACACGATCCCATCGAGGCCCAGCGCATACCACGCCCGCCCATTCATCTGCGCGACGCCGACCGGCTTTGACGGCAGCGGGAAGTTGTCGGTGTTGCCGGCCCCCCACAGCGGCGCGGTGCGGGTGCCCCCGGCGATCGTAAACGCCACCCCGTCATTCGTCGCCGTCGTGTTGGCCGAAAGGACGATCGTCGCGCCATCGAAGGCGAGAAAGACGCCGGTCACGCTCGATGCCGCCGCCTGGCTCAGCGTGATCTGATTGCCGGGCCCCACCGAAGCGACCGTCGTCAGCGGCAGGATGCCGTCGCCCGAGACGCCCTGGCCGACCGCGGCGCCGAGCGGCTCGCCCAGCGTATTGATCGGGAAGATGCCGTCGACGATCGTGTTCGAGTGCGTGTCGCCGAAGGCGTCGGCCGGCGGCGTCATCTGCAAGACGTTGTTGCCGAAGCACTGGATCGTCAGCGCCGCGACGCTCGATGTCGTCGCCTGGCTGATGTCGATCGAGTTGGCGTGGACCGCGATGACCTTGGTGCCTGGCAGGATGCCCTGCCCAGCGATGAACAGATTGGCCTTGATGTCGGTCGTGTCGGCGATGCCGTCGATCAGCGTCGAGCTATGCGTGTCGCCGGTAAAGTCGAAGCCGAGGTAATAGGGATGCGTGTTGACGACGGTCGTGCTGGCCGGGATGCCGGTCCCGGTCACGGTGTCGCCCGGCTGCACTCCGAGGAGGTTCGGGTTGCCGGTGATGTACCTTGTGCCCGACACCGTGTCGCCGAGCGCCGCTATCGCCGCGTTCGACACGTCGAACCAGCCGAACGAAACGTCGCCGCCGGGGAAGCCGGGATGCGTGACGATGACCCGGCCGGCGATCTGGCACATGATCGGCGGCACCCAATCGCCCGAGGTCGCGGGCGATGCCGGGACATTGCCGCTATTGATGCCCGAGACCGTCAGAAACGTCCCGGTCGCCAGGTCGTAGGCGAACGGCTCATCAAAGCCGGGGTTGAGCGAGGACGGCGCAAGGCCGTAGAGGATGTCGCCGACGACCAGCGCGCACGAGATGATGCCGGGGTCGTCGAGGTCGAGCGCGGCGAGCAGCGCGGCGGCGGGACGGCAGACCCAGAGGCCTTGCGTCGACGGGTCCGGGATCAGGTTGATGAGGCGCTTCATCGCCCCGGCAAAGCTGTTCGTGCCGTCGCGTGAATCTGTGAGGCCCTTGGCCCGCCACGTCACCGCCTTGCTGTTGCGGATCGGCACGGGCTACCAACCGGCGAATTTTGTCGATTTGAGATTCCGACCGCCGAGGGCCGAAGTGCCGTAATTGCGGCCATCAAGCTGGACCGCCTGGCTGCGGTTCGTGCGATCATCCGAGAGGCCGAGGTACTGGCCGAGCTCTCGGGCGGCGATGGCCTCGAACCGATCGGTTCGGCTGTCATCGGAATAGCGGCACAGCTTCGCCGCCGTCTTGTTGACCATGTACCCGTCTTTGGGGAACCACGCATACGAGTTGAGGTCGATCAAGGGCGGCATCATGCGCTGGTAGCGCACCGTCACCGGGTAGGTGCCGACCGGGGCGGGATAGACATAGGCCACCGGCGCGATCCCGAAATAGACGCTCGCCGCCGCCAGGGTCATCGTCGCCGGCAGGCTCAAGAGCAGCGGCCGGGCAAAGGTGATTGCCTCGCCAGCGTTGGTGCCCGAGGCTGCCGCCGTCAGGGTCACGCTGCCCGAGACCGGCAGCGCCGCCACCGTCGTCGAGATGTCGGCCGCCGTCACCGTGTCGCCGAGGCGGATCAGGTCCCACGCCGCGGTCGGGATGTTGTCGACCGTCGTCGAGGTGTGGGTGTCGCCGGTCGTCGTCTGGGTGAACGGCGCCGTCGTCAGCACCGTGCCCGGTGTGATGCCCTCGCCGGCCACCGCCAACCCGTCGTAAAGCCCGGTCGTGTCGAGGAGCGTCCCGGTCGTGCTGTTGACGGTCAGCGCCGCCGCCGTCGCCAGGATGATGCGCTGCGTCAGCGGCCCGCCCATGTCGGTGCACCACAATTCGGGCGTCGATTGCGACGGCAGCTTGGCGAACAGGTCGAACTCGGCGAGGTCGATCGGGGTCATAAAGATCGGCTGACCCGCCGGGAAGGCCGGGGCCGGGTAGAGGTAGAAGGCCGATTTTGTGACGCCGCGCGCCCCGCTCGACCCCGAGGTGCGCAGGTAGTCGAGCGGCAGCGGGTAAGGGCCGGAGCCAAACAGGCTGCCGCTCAGATTAGGGTCGAAGTTGAAGTTGAACTGGCCGCGGGCCAACGCGAGGTCGTGATCCTCGCACAAATCCGACAGGATCTCGTTTATCGCGTCGAGCGCCTGATCGTCAAACCCGCGAACCTTGGCGATCTGCTTCGCGTCGGTGATGATCCTGGCTGCAGTCAGCAAGTTACTCGGCCGCCATCCGAGCCGGCTCGCCCAGGTCCAGCGGCTCCTCGCCGCGCAGGATCGCCCGCCAGAACGGGATGCGCTCCTCGCAGCCGGCGATCTGCCCCTCGATCTCGAGGATGCGCTGGTCATGCTGCGACAGGGCGCTGACGCCGTGCGGGTCGATCTTGGTCGGGTCCGGTGCATTGCGGCGGGTTGCGCCGACCGCGCTCAGCCTGCCCTCATGCGAGCGGGCCGTCGCGTCACGCGCCGCCTTCGCCTTGGCGAGCAGCTTGCGGTTGGCGGCCAGCGCGTTCTCGTCGAGGCGCAACTGCTCGAACGCATCCTGCCGGCGGGCCGCGGCGGCGATAACGTCGAGCCGGTCGTCGAGCATTTCCTTCGAGCACAGCGCATCGACGCCGAGGACAAAGGCGATGATCTTGCCCGAGGGGCCGACCGGGCTCTGGAAATTGATCTGCATCCCCGGCACCTCGACCGGCGCCAGGATCGTCTTGTCGTCGTTCATGCGTGTCCCTCGTTGTTGAGAAAGCGCATCCCGGTCTGGGCGAGGCGCGACATGCGACTGCGGCCCTGGAACTGGCGCTCGTTCTCGTGCGCGCGATGCTCGATCTCGCGGTAGCTGATGTACTCCGCCAGCGTGCCCTCGACCGTCGTGCCGTGGACATAGAGCGTGCCGTTGATCCTGACCCCCTCGTCGACAAGGGTGCCGCTGTTCCCGGCCTCGGGCATGTTGACGACCCAGGAGACGGGCGTATTCATCCGCTCGCGCAGATCGGCGGCGGCAATCGCGGCGGGGCCGATCAGGCCGGCGGTCGAGCGGGCGTGGCGCTGGGCGCGCTGCACCGCGAGCTTCTTCGCGGCGGTCTTCTTCTCCTCGGCGACACGCTTCTGTTCAGTCTCATAGATGACCCGCAGGGCCAAATTCCCGCGATCCAGGTCTCCGTCGCCAAGGGCTAAAACCGTCTCGGCATCCTGCGCCGCCAAGAACCGCTCGAAATCGTCCTGCGGTTCCGGCGTCGGAACCGGCCCTTCGTCGTAATAATCTTCTATAGCGGCAAGCGCGGCGGCAGCAGCCTGAGGATCGGCCGGGACGCCGGGAGTCGGAGATTTGCTCTCGCCCTCATGCGCGATCGGCGGCATCGCCACCGGCTCGGGCTTCGGCGCGGCAGCTTCCTGCGCCGCCGCCTCGGCCGCCTTCTGGCGGTTCGCCGCCGCCTTCTCGCGGCCTCTGGCGAGGGCGGCGTTGCGGGCTTCCTGCTGTTCGGGCGTCAGCGGCATCATAATCCTCATGTCAGGGTCCAGGGTCCGGCGGCCAGGCCGCGCGCCGTCAGCAGGATCACCTGCCCGCTCGTCGAGTCGAGCGCCACCACGTCGCCGGGGAACAGCGTCAGCACGCCCCGGTTCGGGACGTACAGCAGCCCCTCCTTGACGAAGCCCCCGCTGCCGTCCGTCTGCGCGACCGGGAAGCGCGGGTTCTGGTCGTTGAGGATCGCCTGGTTGATGTCGGCGACATCAGCCGCTGCCGTCGCCACCCCGTTCCACACGAGGGCGAGGTCCAGACTGTTGTTGGCGTTGGTTCCGAGGGTCTGGATTGCCACAGGCTTACGGGCTCCCGCTGTTCCAGGCGTTGATCTGGGCGAGCAGGTCCGCGGTGATGAGCGTCGTGCCGCTCGCCGCCGCGAAGTCGCTGGCGATCGTCTGCAACGCCGTCAGCATGTTCGCCAGCGTCACCGAGCCCGAGGTGCCGGGCACCACCGTCGCGTCGTTCATGAACAGCATCTGGGCGTTGCCGAGCGAGCCGGCACCAGCCAGCGGACCGACGCCGGGGTTGTTGCCCTGGCTCTGGCCCATCATCACCGTGCCGCCGCCCTTCGGCACCTGCATGATGCGAAGCTCGACCTCAATTCGTACTGCCGACATACCAAATTCCTTTCGCTAAACCATTCCAGCCGGTATAATCGGCAAGAAAGGGGAACAGGAATGGAAACCAAGCTCTGCCCGAAGTGCGGCGAGACGAAGCCGCGCGAAGGGTTTTACATGAACCGAGGTCACCGTGACGGACTTTCCGGCTGGTGCCGACCCTGTACGACCGCCGACCGGCATCGGGCTTGGCGCGAGAAGCATCCCGAACCACCGCCATATGTGCCGCCGACCGAGAAGGCTTGCAAGAAGTGTGGCGTCGTAAAGCCAATGGATCAGTTTCATCGCTACACGAAACGGCGAGACGGTCGGCAACCATGGTGTAAAGACTGCGCGAACGCCGTCACTCTTGCGCGCCACAGAAGCGACCCCGCCGCCCACGCAAAGGCCGTCCGCGAGTGGGCCAGGAGACACCCCGGCAGACACGCCGACATGCATCTCCGCTGGCGACTCGGCATTGAGCTGGGCACCTACGACCGGATGTTCGCCGAGCAGGGTGGTGCGTGCGCCATCTGCGGAACGGACACTCCCGGCGGAAACGGCAAACGATTCGCCGTTGATCACAGCGTCGTCACAGGAGCCGTTCGTGGGCTCCTGTGCAACAACTGCAACAACGGTATCGGCCGTTTCCATGACAATCCTGACCGTCTCCGATGGGCCGCTAATTACCTTGAAAGAAATTCAAAGTAATCAGGAGAAGGTTCCGGTGTTTGATGCTGAACATTCAATACGTGCCATCTTACGGTTGTCCAAAATACACCAGCCTTCCATTAATTTCCATCCTATAACTCGAATCTGGTCGAGCTGGTCCGCCTTGTCAGGTCCGGTCGGGCGCAGCCACTGGATGCCTTCGAGCTTGAGGCAAGCAAAGGCTTCGCGGCCAAAGATGAAGACCGGGTAGACCGTGACGCCGGTGGCGGGCGCGGCCGGCGGGATCATCTGCGCCCCAAGCCCGGTGATCGTCACGCTGGTTGATGGCGGAATCTCGATCGCCTGCCCCTGGAACGATCCGCTCGACGGGCCGGCGGTGGTCAGCCCGAGCTGCGTCGGCAGCGCCCCGCTGCCGACCCCGACATAGACGGCGTAGGTGAAGCCGGTCGTGCTCGGTGTGGTCAGGGTGATGCCGCCGGTCGTCACCGAAACGTCGGTCGAAAGCTGGTAGATGCGGCTCTCGTAGAAATTCTGGTCATCCCATCCCGTCACCTGGATCGTGTAGGTGCCGGTGGTCAGCGAGCCGACGCCGTTCGCGCCGTTGACCTGGGCGACCCCGACAAAGGTCGGGGCCATGTTGGTCTCGCAGAACGTGATACCGCCCCAATACCCCATCTCGTTGATGTAGAGGCGGTTGACATCGCTGCGGCTCCAGGCCGTGACGACGGTCGGGTTGTTGCGCAAATCTTCGAGCGGGAAGATCGAGCCGATCGCGACATAGTGCTCGACGCCCTTGATCGTCTTTTCCGACTGGCGCGCGGTGTAGTCGATCGAGCGCTCGACGGTCTCGCCGGTCTGCCCGTTCCATTTCTGGGCACCGAGGTTCGAGAGGTTGGCGTAGGTCCGATTGACATCGGTCGGATTCAGCACGTCGGTCGCGGCGAGCGAGGCGCGGGCGCCGACCGCGTTGGCGTAATTGACCTGGGTGCCCGACATCAGGTTGACGAAGCCGTTGCGCTCCTTCATCTGCGCGACCTGCATGCCGAGCTGTTTGCCGGCGGCGCGCATCAGATCCTGCTGCGTCGTGATCGTTGCGACATCCGTGCCGACCCAGCGCCCGGCCCACTGGACAGCGGTGCCGGTGACTTGCGTGAAGTCGAGGCTGTTCGGGGTCGGCGGCACGCCCTCGGCGGTCGGGAAGCGCGGCAACCGCATGTAATTCCAGCGGAACGCTTCCCACTGGACGCCGCGCCCGTGCGGGATCGTCTTCTTGTCGGCGAATTGGTAGAGGACGAGATAGCGCTGCGTCTGTTCAAGCGCCTCGCGGGCGATGAACCGGGTGGTAATACCCGCATACTGATTGCTGGAATTCGGGGTCGTGCCTTGTGCCATGCCCTACGCCTCCATTAAGCGAGAGGCTGGCTGGCCCCCGCTACCAAATCTTGATGCCCTGACGATCCGCTTCCGCGATGGCCGCCGCATCGGCCTCGGCGCTGCCCGGTGCCGGACGGCGGCTGCGGGCGGCCATGTTGCTGCGTGCCCCGGTCGGGCGGGTCTGCTGGCCGGCGACACGCGCGGCAGCCTGGCTGCGCTGCCTCGGTGCGGCGCGCGCAGCCCGTGCCTCGGTGTCGCGGCCAAGCAGCAGGTGATAGGCTTCCTCGCGCCCGATGACAAAACCGGCGCGGCGCTGCTGAGCACGGTATTGCTCAACCTTGTCACGATAGGCTTCGCGGGTCGGTGAACGTGCGCACGACGCCTCATACCTTGCCTGATCGGCCAGTTCCTGCTGCTCAAGGCGAAGCTGCTGGATGGCTCCGCCGATATTCTGCCGCTCCCGGTTGACGATCGCCTGATAGGCTTGAGCCGGGGGCATAAGCTCAAGCCCTGCGTAAAACTCCGCTTCCGCTCGCGCCGCCGCCTGGGGGTCCGCCTGGGGCTGCCGCGATGTGGCTCCGGCCTGGAACCCGCGCAGCTCGGCGATCTCCCGCTCTTTCTCGGCGAGCGCCCGTTCCGCTGCCTGTGCCCTGGCTCGCTGCGCCCGGATCGTCTGCGATCCACCGCCGCGCCGGGGCGCAGGCTGTTCGCCTACATCATCTTCGGCTTCCGGCCCTTCATCTTCGCCTTCGCCGTCATCCCGACCTTCGTCATCGCCTTCGGTTTCGCCACCCTCATCGACTTCGGCGGCATCATCGCCTTCTTCGATTTCGCCAAGGTCCGCCCCCTCATCGATGACTGGTTCGCGCGGCAACGCTTCGTCGCCGCCATCCTGACGTGTCCGCATCTTCACTCCTCGGGGCGCGTTCCCCCGCTCGATAGCCGGTTAGGCCGGCCAGCCCCGGACTGCGATCGCCCGGTCGATGATTGCCTATGTCCCTATATCTTGTGCGCTGTCAAGCGCGACGCACATTTCTGCGCGCAGTCGCTCCTTCATCTTGGGGAGCAATTCGCGCCACCGAGCCCGCAATTTGTCATCTGGTTCATTTGGCGGTGGCGAAGCTCGGGCAATTGACACGCCCATCTTCTGCGCCTTCTTCTGGATGGCCACGACCGAACACCCAAGCTGCTGGGCGATGGCGCGAGTGCCGATACCCCGAGGGCCGAGATCGCGCAGCGTCGCCACCCTGTCGGCAGTCCATTTCATCTAGTTTCTCCTGGGCATGGCGATGACACCGGCGGCGGGGCCGCTGTCCGGGTGCATCGTCCCCGGCGGCCCCTTGGCGGCGTGCGGCAAACCCGGTCGCGCGCCCGGTTGTGGTTGACCGCCGCCCTGTTGCCCCGGCGGCCCGCGCCCCGGCGGCATACCCTGTTGCGCCTGCGCCTTCTGCATCGAGGCCGCGATCTTCATCTGCATCGACTGGACGTGCGCCGCCATGTGCTCGGCAATCGTGCCGAACGGGTCGCCGGTCATCTGCATCGCCTGCGCGTGGCTCTGCATGTGTTGCGGATCCTGGTCAAGCGGGTGGACATGGAGGTTCTGGCCGGTCCCGAGGATCTGGTTCTCGGTATCGGGATCGAGGGTCAGCAGCTCGCGCTGGTTGATGAGCACCTGGCTGCCGAGGAAAGCGCCAAAGAGGTTCTGGTTCTGCGCGATGACGAGCGGGGCGGGATCGAACTCGTAGCCGGCCTTGGCGAGCGCGGCCTGCATCGCCGGCTGCATCATCACGTTCATCCAGGCGGTGCCGCCCTGCTGCATCATCATCGACTGCTTGACCTGCTCGGCGCCGCGCCAGATGAAGGTGTATCCCGCCCGGTTGGTCAGCGGCGGCACCTGTTCGAGGCGCGCCCGAACCCCCATCTCGCCGAACTGGCGGATCGTCAGGTCGGTGTCGCGGAACTGGTAATCGTAATCGACAATGAGGCCGAGCATCGGGGTCAGCAGCCCCTCGACCGGCACCTTGACCCCCTCCGCCGTCGTCAGCAGATCGACCTGCTGCTCCTGCGCCACCATCGCCTGCGACGGCTTCCCGGCGCGGGTCTGCTGCGGCAGCATCGACGGGTTGACTCCTAGCGACTGGAATATCGCGGCCAGCGCCATTTGAACCCGCGTTTGGGCGCGGGGCGTAAGATCAGGAAAGGTGAGTAGCGAGATAGCATCTTTGCCACCATCCCATATCGCGCCGACCCCGAAAACCAGCGGCCCGTTGGACTTCTCCGGGTCGCGGAGAACGATCGGCGCAGCGGAGAGGGTCGCAGCATCAGCACCTTCGTTGACCGCATCGTTTGCCTCGTATTGCAGGCTGTCCACGTAGCTGATGAGCGATTTACCCTTGAACACGCCGGGCGTCTTCTCGATCGGCACCGAGAGAAGCGGGCAGCGGTCGTTCCAGTAGGGGTTGCGCTTGGCGCCGAGTTGCGCCCGGTTCGGGCCGAAGAAGACGCGGCAGAGGCGCATCGCGCCGTCCTCGTCGTAGCCGCCCTCCTTGTCGAGCGGCAGGCAGGTCCAGACCTCCCACACCGTCGCGCCGGTGCCCTTCGGGTGGATGCCGACTTCCTCGGCCAGGTGCTTCTCGATGTCGGTGTTGTCCTTCGACACCTTGTCCATCGAGTCCTTGAGGTCTTTGCCCTCAGCCTTCCTGACCGCGCCCTGGTCGATCAGCCGGTCGATCTTGGCCTTGTTCCAGTGCCGGACGATGGCGACGCCGCCGCCATTCGCAAAGGCTTCGTCGAGCGAGTCGACATTGGCCGGCCACACCGCGACGTC